CCATGGCAATAACAATAGATGATCTAACATTCAGTATAGATGAATTGGACCCCAAGCGTAAGAGAGTAGTTGTCTTATTAGAAGACATAGAGCTCGGGGTATTATATTTTGAGAAAGCAAAGGTGGGGTTTACCAATAAACCCGTGGGGTTAAATTCTTGGGCATGTGTGGATGCGAAGGTGGAAGAACTATATGTATATGGTGGGGATAACATTACCCCCAAAGATATTGTTGCCAGATGTCAGGCACTTATTTCAGCAAACTAAATAAGAATAGTATAAGTATAATTGCGGCAATGATCTTTGCTGATAACTTAAAAACATCCCAAGAGATTTTAAAGATCCCCAACAAAGATGAGAAGAAGAACTTAATCAAATAACTCATCACCAAGATTCCGAGTATAAAGAATAATAGGTATATCATATTTTATTTTTAATGGTTTTCCAACAGGGGGAATATAACTTTTCATTTCTTCTTGCTTCAAGTTCATATGGGTGTTTATTATACCCCACCTTTTTGTAAAGGATCTGATATTGTTTCATATCCTGAAGGTAGTGAGTATATTCATGTATGATTGTTCTGATTGTCATTCCAACGGTTTCACATACATTATGATATACAATAATGTTATTCTTATCAATATCAAATGATCCATAATTTTTGGACCTACCACGCTTGATGACCGAGACGCGGGGAACACGAATTGACGGATTGGTCCCCATTGTTTGCATGCAATAGTCCATCGTCTCCATCGCAATTTGACGGATTGCGGATCGGGTGAGAGTTGAGGTTGGGGTCTTTAAATATATCGTGGTAGGTCCTTTCATATTACAAAGGTACGAATAATTCCCCAATCCACCAAACAAATCTTTCCCCATGGTTTGGGGCAACCTACCTTTGATTAAGCTCCAAGAGGTGTTCACTCCAGCCCGTCCTACTAATATCATTCAGACAATATAAAGGTATGAAGTATTTATAATATAACCAAAAAAAGTTATCCCCATGGCAGAAGTTAAAGATCCATTAACAAGAGAAGAACTATATAATAACTACGAATTCAGAGTGGTTAAAAAGATCCTTAAAGATACATACCCTTGGATCAAAGATGTTATTGTGGAAGACCCCAACAAAATAAATCAATATAACCTTCTATTCGTTGATATAATGATTGATCCATATGAGCTAGCCCAACAGACAGATGGGACCGTTGCAAGTTATCTTAATTCATTCTTTGATTACTTCTCTTCCCCCTACCTCTCAACATTCTTTGTATCAGATCAACCAACATATAGCAAGATACAAGATGAAATAGATCAGACCCTTTCATCAATACATTCATCCCGAGCATTACCCGACAACCTCAAACTCCCCAAGAGTAGAAAACTAATTGCGGGGTCATTCAAGTATATCAAACCAAAGAACCAATAGGTCCCCCTGACATACTGACAATACCAAACTTATTTATCCACATCTCACATATAGGGGGGTGGGGATAACTTGTATATAACTCCCCCCACCTAAACCCCCCTCTGGCACGGGGGTACACCCCCCCTCCCCCCCGTATCCCCCCTTACTATAGGACAAAATGTCGGTTTGGGGGGGATAATACCTTATATTGCGCAAAAAAAAATTTTGGGGAAAAAATGACCTTTTCCGAGTATTTATGGAATATGAAAAAGTTGACTGAACAAGATGTGAATCGATTGGTTAAAAAAATTCTGAATGAAGATTTAGACATGGAAGTTCTCAGAAAATCGGTGGAAGATTATAAACAAAAGAACAGTCAATCAATTTCCAAAAAAACAGGGGAACCATTAAGAACAACCGAAGTTCCTTTTCCAAATTATTATAATATCAAGGATACTGACTTACCACTCAATGTGAGGTCTTTTTTTAATGACTTCAAAAAAAAGTTAGGGGTTTTTAATATCAAGCCATCTAAAATAAGTAAAGAAAAAATCCTTGATGTGATTGATCAAATTTTAACATTAAACGGATTTAAGTAATATTAACCCCACCCAACAGTGGGGTTTTTTTATGTGGGTAAATTAGAAATATATTTCTAATTGAAAAAATTAACATATATTTTACGAAGGAAAAAAAAGTCGTTATTTTTCTCAACTCTAAAATTAGAAATATATTTCCAAAACACGACCCCCTATTTTATTTTGATCCCTCAACGAGAAAAAAAATTTTTGGAAAAAAATTGACAAAATGGATACTATAATTTAGTTTTGACTTATAAACTTAAAAACATGAAAACTTACAAAAACTTATTTATTGAAAAGGGATTTACATTCAACGAGAAACAATATTATTCAAATAGTCATATAATGAATTATTATAGTTTGGTTCAGGATATTTTGGATGGGGTTCATGGTGCATTACCCAAACCAAGTATTTTAACCAAGATGTTCATGTCTACTGTATATACGGAATATGAAAAAATGCCAACGAGTGTTAAAGAAAGAAACTTATATAAGAAACTTGGGGACATATATGTTTTAACCAATAAGGATATTGATGGGATCAACTCTTCGGTTAAAAGGATATCTAAGTATATGGGTAAAAATACAAATCTTGTTTAATTTGGGGATATTCGGAAACCGACCCGAACTCACTTCGTTCGTAGTCAATCCCCCTACCCCCTTTTTTTAAAGAGTAGTGTATTTATATTATATGAAAAAAATCATTACCTTTGGAGAATCTGAATTAATTAATATGGTAAAAACTATTGTTGAGCAAGTTAATCAGGATTTGGATCTATACGATGATAATGATTTTATTGATGTCTTTATTTCTTTATTTAGAAATTGGCTCGGTAATAAATTGGGTGAAGATGCCAAGAAATATCCTTTTTCTTATTTGTTAAAGAAATTTGGGCAAGAGTTTTTGGAACAAACTTTTGGTGATGAATATGAGAAATATTTTGGTAACGACAGAAATGTTACGATTGGTAGTAGGCATACTATAGCAAGGATTGGAAAATACTTGGTTCAAATGGGGGCTCATACTCTTCCATCATTAAGACAAGAGAAAAAGTTTACTGAAAGAATTGGAAAACGCATTATTGATAATCTTATTGAAATGTTAAAACTTCCTAGTTATGCAAAATTGATATTAGTTGAAGATACACCAAATGATATTGATGCAATTTTATATATCGATTATCCAACTTTTCTAAAATCTGAAGAACCTTCAATAAGTAGTTATTCTAATCCTATTTTAATTAAATTAAAATCTTTGCTTGCGAATACCTTGGGTGTTGAGTTTGGTAATCCTGTCCATGGAAAAATTAAATTAAATTTTGATACAAAACTTAAAAATGAAGATGAATGGGTTAAAAAAGTTTTAAACAAAGAAATTAAAAAACACATTAAGCAAATGCCTGATGGTGATTATGTCCATTCAATAAGATTTGAACCAAAAACCGATAAAGCTATTATAAAAATAGTATATAAAGAGAGTTCTTATAGACGCATGCTTCAACATGAATTTAGAAAAAAAGTTGATGAATATCTCAAAAGTTTGGGATATACCAAAATAGTTGTTGAAAATATTTAATTCATTAACCCCTCCCCTTTGTGAGGGTTTTTTTTATAAATTTTTGTTTGTTTAAAATATTTCGTATATTTGCATTGTGATTGAAGACAACCTATTTAGATACAATTGATCACAAAATTACGGGGAGGGTCAACGATTTAGATACCCTTCCTGTTTTTATTTACTCAAAACTAATTGGTCTTGGGCAACTAATAACCCAAAACTATCAGAAGATGGAAAAATTGTAAGAATAAGTAATGACCAATAATTGTCGTCATTTATTGTTGCAAGAATTGCGAAATCAATTTTTGATTCTTTATCTTTAATAACAAACTTATCTCCATCAACAATATAACCATTTATAATTGCTTCTGCAATATCTCTTTTATATTTTTCAATTACATCAATAATTTTTTGATTGGAAATAATTCTATCACTTAGTCCTCCCCTACCTAGATTTGACCTATCTCTTGTATGTTTTGATGTGGAGATGTCAAATCCAAATGTTACTTGGAATGTATCAGAAATTTGTGCAATTTTTCTTTCAAGTAATAAATGTTCTTTAATTAAATTTCTAATATTTTTCATACAAAAATAAATATTTATGTTTGTAGTATTTTTGTATCTTTATAATAATTATAATACAATGAGGAACACAATGCGTCATATTGTCTTTAGTAAACAAGAAGAAATTTGTTGTTATAAGACATGCGTTGTGGTCTTGTGATAGTTTAGTATAATTCCTGAAGAGTTATATATACAAACCTCGGACTACAGAAATGTGTGTGGGGTTTTTTAATTATATGTATTTATCTATATGGACAAGTTGGAACATAGTATTAGGGTTTTGGACAAGGTGTTGAATAGTGAATTATTCTTGGGGAAATATCCAATGGTTAAAAGAGTTGAGGTTGAAAAAAATGGCAGGTCTTCTATAAACATTATTTTAATCTATGATGAGACAAAATATTAAAAAGTGATAATATGGTAAAACCGGAAACTATAATGGAAAATGCATTTGAGAAACTTCTTAAGAAAATGCTATCAGAAAAATATCCAATGTATTTTTTGGATATTCATGTTGTCCATTATGGTGGATTTAATGCAATAATGCATTCTCCAAAAAAATCTTATGAGGTATTTCTTATTATTCTTGATAAAGATTCAATAAAGGTGCGTCCTCAAATGGAAGAAGTTAAAAAATATATCATTGATCTTTCAAAATATATGGATATAAGAATTCATGGGATTTATGTTGAAGCTGTTAATGAAGAAGAATGGGAAGAAATGAAGTTGGGTAGTAAAAAATAAATATATATGAAGGTTATAATAACAGAAGATCAATATCATCAGATTAGAGTTCGTAGAAGACTTGATCAGCTTTGGGACCTGATTAAGATGACCTATCCTTATATGTATCCTTGTGATTATGAAAGGGATGGTTATCTTTCTGGTATTGCTCATGAGGTTGGTGATGTTATAAGTGATACAGAATATATGGATGATAATACCACCCCCATGGCAAAAGAAATGGTTTCATCCTATTTTGCCAATCGTTTGCTAAGGCATTGGATGGAGAATTGTGGTGATAAGTAAATGTGTGGTGCCGGAAACGACTTTGTCGTTATTTTCCCCGAATTTTTGACCGACGGTCCCCGACCGACTTCGTCGGATCGAATGACCCCCTCATGACGAACCATCTTAAACAATAGGGTCGTGATATTTATTATAAAATAAATTAAATGAGAAAAATAGTAAGGTTATCTGAATCTGATTTGATAAAATTGATCAGTCGTATTCTTAAAGAAGAATCAGATAAAGAAATGGATGAAGCGTCCAGTCCTGCACAACAAGCAGCAATCGCCATCAATATGAAGAAAAAGGGTATTAAACCAAAAAATGAATCTTTGTATGAAGATGAGTATGGTTCGGTTGAAGAAACTGAATTTGATGAGGATTCATTAAACGAAGCTGAATATCAAGGTAGAAAAGTCCAATTGGGAAAGATTATGCAGGGAGATGTTAAAAAATTCAAAGTTTATGTTAAAAATGATAAAGGTAAAGTTGTGAAAGTTAATTTCGGTTTTGGTGGAAAATCTGCCCACGGAAAAAGAATGGTCATCAAAAAAAATAATCCTGAGCGTAGAAAAAACTTTAGAGCTAGAATGAATTGTGATAATCCTGGACCAAGATGGAAACCAAGATATTGGGCTTGCAGAACTTGGTAAACATTTTAATAAAATTAATTAACCCCTCCCATAACGGAGGGTTTTTTATTTTATTTTATTTTATATATAGAAAAAAATCTTTTATTTTCTTGAAACTTGATTATATTTTTTGTATAAAAAAAATTATGAAAAAAATCAAGTCTTTAAACTATCTCTTAATAATTTTCTCATGTGTTATATTGTTTTCATCATGTGCGGCAATAAACCATATGGTTAGTAAGATATTCCCAAGCAAAGCATCCGTATGTCCAACTAACGATCCTAAATTCTTTTTTAGACAAAATGGAGTAAGACCTACAAAACAATATAGAAGAAATCACAGAAATTAAATAAAATTTTGGAGAATTTGTTTGGATTGTATATCTTTGTGGTATGAAAAAATATATATTGTTATTTGTTGTTGCATCTTTATTGTTAAGTTCATGCAAAACTTCAGGTTATGGTTGTCACGGTAGAGAAAGTTGGAATCGTATGGTTAGAAGAATTAATAGTCAGTAAAAAATAATTAATATGTTTAATCATCTTGTTCGTTTTATTGTTGGCTTGTTTATTTTAACTGGCGTTTATTTCTTTTCTCTTTGGCTATTTGTCGAATGGTATGATAAAATATTCTGGATTGTATTTTTGATTATATCATATGTTGTTGGATATTCCATTGATTCTTTCTCTAAAAAAAATAATAGAAAAAAATATTAAGTTCTTGTATTAGTATTTATCTATTATGAAATACATTATTACCGAGGATCAGAATGATAGACTTAAAAATTACATCATAGATTATTTTGATAAATATCTTACTCCATATGGTGGATGGAAGCCTCACAAAGAATATTTGGAAGAGCTTAAAGATACCAGTGGTGAAATTTTTTTCTTTTTTGAAGAACTTCGTGATGAGGGAGATATTGAAGATTATCCTCATATAAGGTATTATAGCTGCAGTAATTTTCTTGTTTCCCGATATGACTGTCCCCTTATTGTAATTTCTGATAAAGTATTTTGTGATCTTAATGCTCTTCCCGTTGATTTATGGAAACCAATTTTTATTGAATGGTTTCAGGGTCACACCAAACTTCCACTTAAAAAAATTAATACTTTGAATGATCTCGAATCTGATTAAACAAATAGGTTGGATGATATATTTATTATAAAATAATTTATAATGAAAAAAGTCATACGATTAACTGAATCTGATTTGGTTAAATTAATTAAAAGAGTCATAAATGAACAAGACCCTGGCTTGGAAATAAACCCTCCGGCTCCTCCAGCTAATTCTCAACCTAAACCAACAACCAAAACAACGGCAAAGGTAAAACCTAATAATCAAGCAGCTACTCAAATAAAACAAAAACCAAAACCAAAACAATTTCAGTTACCAAAACAAACAAATGAAGATCAATATGATTTTTGGAATTATGATAATGAATATATAAACACAGGTAAAAAAACACATTCAGGGATTGTAATTCAAAAAAATGGTTTAAATAAAACAGCCAGTAACACTAATCAGGAATTCATTAAAATATCGGCAAAAACTTTGCGTGGTGAAAACATTGTAATGGTTTACAAATGTGGTAATTCATTTATGGAAGTGAAAAGTGGTGGTGTAAATGAAGGTAAAAAAATTACAAATGAAGATCTTATAAGTGATTTGAAACAAAGTATTTGTCCGCAAGGATAAAATCAATGTATATTTTTTAAACCCTCCCCTAATTAAGGAGGGTTTTTTATTTAGGTTATCTAAACAAATGAATCAAACTATTTATTTGTTATGAAATATATAATAACTGAAAGTCAATCAAATTTTTTATTGCATGACATTTTGGATGAAATGTTTGAAGGATATACAATTAAATTTGTTGAAACAGGAGAAATGTTAATTTATGTTGGAGATAAATTGATGATGGTAAAAGAACCAGGTAGAGCAGTATTATCAAAAGATATTCTTGACAAAGCTCAAAATACTTTGTTTTATGATAGTATGAAAGATTTTAAGGATTCGGTTAGAGCTTGGGTAGTAAAAAATTTTCACATTAAACCCGGTAATGAAACATTATATGGAATTAGTTTTAAGGATTTTGATGGTGATGTGAAAATTGTTAAGCGTAGAAAAAATAAAATGAAATAATATGAAATATAATATATGCCCAATGTAATTAAATCCGCAACAACGGTATCTATTGGATCATTAGATAAATATAATTTTTTAGTTGGAGTAGATAGTTCTGTAGGTTATTCACCAACATCAATTACCGATTTTTGGAATGGTATTGTTCCTCCTTCTGGCGGATATACGGTATATGCCCAAAAATCATCTGAAGGACCAAGTATTAGAGTAGCGGCTAATGATAATGAATTAATAACGATTGCAAAACAATACGGAGGAACAAATATTAATACTGTTTATGATGCATTAAATTATTTTAATGGACAATCAATTTATATGGTTACAAATATAGACTATCCAAATATTGTAACAAGCGGATTAACTTTATTAATGGACGCCGGTTTTATTCCTTCTTATCCAAGAACAGGAACAACATGGAGTGATTTGAGTGGGAATAATTATGTCGGAACTTTAAATAATGGACCTACTTTTAGTGGTGCAAACGAGGGAAGTATTGGTTTTAACGGTTCTAATACTTATGTGTCTACCACATACACCCAACCTGCACAAAGTAGCTCAACATCGTTTTCATGGAATTTATGGGTGTACCCTGTTAGAAATAGTAATTTAGATATTTTTATGGGAAATCGTAATACAACACTTAATTTTATTAAATTAACAAGCAATAATTTTGAATATTATCCAATGGCTTTTGGAGGTACAATGACATTAAACACATGGCAAAATATATCTGTAGTAAAGAATGGATCAAGTTTCGCTTATTATAAAAATGGATCTCAAACATTAACATCCGGATCTACAGCATCATTAGTTGCAAATCCTTTTTTCATAGGAGGAGATAATACAGCCGCCGAATACGCTCAAGGAAGAGTGGCTATAGCATCAATATACAATCGTGCGTTATCCGCAACTGAAGTATCCCAAAATTATAACGCATTAAGAAGTAGATTTGGTTTATAAAACATATATACAAAAATGAAAAATCTAACTGAAGAACAAAAATTACGGATGATAAACAAATTGTTAAATACATTTGTTAAGCCAAGATTTCCTGAAATAGATAAAATAATTGTAACAGAAGAAATTCCAGAATATTTTGGAGGTTGGTATAAAATTGAAGTTATTGTTGATGGAATAGAATATGATCAAGAACTTTTAATTGATAATGAAATTGAACATATTTTACAATATACAGGATTTGGAAAATTAAAATATAATTTAAATTTTACAACATTATAATTTTGATTCCACTTTTATTTTTAATATTTTTATTAAAAATAATAATATGAAAATTTTTAGGTTCAAAGGAGAGAGACAATACATCGAATATTTTACTGTTGATATTGAAGCAGAAACATTGGAAGAAGCTCAAGAAATTATAGATGAAGGTGAATACGAAGAATCAGATCATAATCACGATTTTGTTTATGGTACTGATGAAATTGAGTTTGATCAGATAGTTGGTGAATAACACATATTTATAATCTATGAAGTATATTCTCACTGAATCACAATATTATAGATTAACCGAAAATAAATTAACTAATGTTGATTTTTTTCAGGATTTAATTAATAAAAAATTGAAATACATAAGAGATCATTGTGATGAAATGGATTCAGAAGAATATGGTGGTGATATTGGTTTTGAATCTTGTGACGAGGTCTTGTCTATTGAACAAATTAAAGTTAAAGATATAGAAATTACTCAATCTAAACATTACGACGGATCAAACATTAAAACTTTGATAATATTAAATCTTGTAATAGATTATAATTCTACGAAGTATCAATCATTTGATAACATTATGTGGGATATGAAACAAATTTTGAAATCAAGAACTAAATTGCCCATAGACATACATTTTGAAGCTATTAATCTTAAAAAAAACTTTGAATTTTAATAAAATAACACAGGTGCTGTTTTCTCCCCTCCCCTTAAAGGAGGGGTTTTTTATTTATAGATGTATTTATTGGATATGACCAATTACGAAACAAAAGTAAAATTAATACATAAGTTTATGGAAACCTACCCAATGGAAGATATGTGCGGTTATTGGATAGGTGAAGGTAATGATGACGATCATGAAGCTAATTTTATTTCAATATATCTTGTTTTTGATTCTGAAAAATGGGGACCAAGATTAAATAAGGCGGTAGAGGTCAATAGAAAAAGAAATAGTTTAAAATCAACTTTAGAAAATATGTTTGGATCTCATGTTTATGTTGGCGGTGGCGTTCAAAAATGTGAAGATGATGTAGTAATAAATGAAAGTATTCCACTAAAATTCAGAAGAAGATTATCATTTGAAAGAATTAAAAAAGATATGAATTCATCTGTTCTTTCAGGAATAGAACCTTGTCAATTCTCAAATGTTGGAGAATTTATTTCTGAATCTTGTGACATGCTTAAAGATCTTTATCTTGATGATTTTTTTCATCAAAAACTTGATATCACTCCAAAGGATCAAGATGATCTTTATTATACTTTAGTTGATATGTTTGGTGAATACTTAAGTAAAATATATTATAATAAATGTGGTGATAGCAGGAAGTCTAAAATTAGGTATGAACATAGAAAAAAAATAAAATATGTTATAAGAGAAAATCATTATAAATTATTGAGAAGAATAACTGAAATTGAAAAAGAAGTTGACAAAGTATTAAAGCAGATATCAAATCAAAATTCAATTTCCGAACTAAAAGCATTACCATTAGAAAATTTAATATTGATTGTTTCTTCATATGTTGCTATTGAAATTGCTGACAAAGCAAATATTCAGGGAGAGGGTGATGACTATATTACTTTAAGAAATCAAGTAAAACAATATGTTAAAAATAATTTTTATGATGAAATAAAAAGTTATTTAGATAAAATTAAACAAAATAATTAAATTATTATGGCACAAGCAAAAAAGAAACCAAGACCAATGAAAAGTAGAAAGAATGGTCTAAAATGGGCAGAACTTATCAAAAAGAATTTGGAAGTAATTAAAAAATATGAATAAGAAATATACGATTGGAGAGGGAAAACTAAAAGAAGTGATTATGAATCATTTTGATAGTTATTTTGATGTTAAAAATTTAGATTCATATACTCAAGATGATGAACCTAATCTTGTGAGTATACGCAATATCAAAAATGATTATGATAATGTAATGGTGTGGTATGATAAAGAATATTTTATTAATCCTCATTCTACATTTGGCAAACGAGCTCCCGTGGTGTCTATTGAAAATGAGTATTTAGATCCTCTTGATTCAATGTTTGGAGATCTATGGAAACCTATATTTAAAGAATGGTTTGAAAAAAACTTTAATCTTCCTGTTAATTTTGTTGGATAATTAAATATTCTTTCATTTATTGATATTTATAAAAAAACATTGATATGCGCAAAGAAATTTTAAGTGAAATAAATCAAATGAAATATTTGTTTGGTTATAAAGCAGGAAAAGTTATTTCTGAACAAGCGGTACCAACAACAGGTACAACACCAACTCAAAATAGGTCTTACAAATTAGATATAATAAAAAATGATGAAGATTTTAAAAATTTTTTATCTGCAGCAGAAAATACTAGTGCTTGGAAAATTGCTGGATTAGGAAATAAATTTGATGAAATCCAAAATGACGTAAAACAAAAAACAGACCAAACCGAAGACCCTAATATTTTATCTCAACAAGGGAAAAGGTTATCATCATCACATGGAATTATTAGAAGTATTATAACACCTTTACTAAAATATGCGGCAATGAATGGTAAAAATGGACAAAATATTAATCAATTACCTGACACATCATTACTTAAAATGATTGGCATTTATATGACACCAGAAGAAAAAGAAAAAATAAAAGATGCTCCTATTGAAAATTATATAGAATCATTTTTTGGTGATGTATCTTCGTTAAAAGCAGGTGTTGCAAAATTGATAGATAATAAAATAAAAGAATTAGGAGAACAACCTCAATAATAAATAAAAAAGGAGAACTAATCGTTCTCTTTTTTTATTTGTGATTCTTTTGAATCCCAACCTTTAACTTTTTTATCTTCAACCCACCTACAAATTACCCTACTAATTTCAAGATTGGAATCATCTAAAAGAATCACATAATTGAACATTTTTTTTTGGTATAAAACATTAAAATTATATTTTTCTATTTTTTTTTCAAATTTAATTATTGGAAGAGTATCAATTGAGTTATTTATTTTTCGTATTAACATTTTTTTATTAGTATCAACCGTTAGTTGTAAATTGGTTAACCCATGAGTTAAATATGATACCTGATCTTTAATAATTGCTTCGTTGGTTGTCATTATTGGATGCTCAAAATTTTGAATTTCAGTTACATAAAAAATCATCTTTTGTGAACGAGAATACATTGTTGATAAAACCAACATAATTGTAAAAATATATTTCATATTAATTTGTTTTTACAAAAATACAAAAAAGAATAGTACAAACAAATATTTTTCCTTGTTTATTTAGTTATTTTGTTTTATTTTTTAAAAAAACAATTTATGGCTAAAGTAAAAATTTCTACAGACAGAGGGGATATGATCGCAGAACTATACGATGAGACCCCAATTGCAACTAAAAACTTTTTGGATCTTATTGAGAAAAAATTCTATGATGGATTAACTTTTCATAGGGTTATTCCTAATTTTGTAATTCAGGTCGGATGTCCTAAAGGAAATGGAACTGGAGGACCTGGTTATACAATTCCATGTGAAGTGACTGCTCCTAAACAATTCCACGATAGAGGTGTTCTTTCTATGGCTCATGCAGGAAGAAACACAGGAGGATCACAATTTTTCATTTGTCATAATAGACAAGGAACTCAACATTTGGACGGAAATCATACTTGCTTTGGTAAGGTAGTTGAAGGTGTTGATATTGTTGATCAAATTAAACCAATGGATAAAATTAATTCAATTTCGGTTTTATAATTAAAAAACCCTTTCTTATGAAGAGAGGGTTTTTATTTTGGTTTGAATATTTATTTATATGAAAAAACAAAAGGTAGTTGTATTAACAGAGCAAGATTTGGGATCTATTGTAAAAAAAATTTTAGATGTTCTTGGTGTATCATCTGATCAAATATTTGGTGATGATAAAAAAGAAGGAGGATTAAAACAAGGAAAAGATCCTTCATTTACCGAATTAGATTTGAATTCAGGTGAAGGATATAATGCTTATAAAGAAATTGCAGATAAATTTATAGATACCAGATCTTCAAATTTATTAAATATAAATGGAGATATGTTAGCCAGTGCGGCAAAAAGTGCTTATAGTCAATATGGTAATTATGTCCCACCTGAATTAGCTTTGGGTCAATTAGCGGCTGAAGGAGGATTTTCAAAAAACCCTAATGCAAGACCAATTAAAACAAAAAATCCATTTAATGTCGGTAATGTTGATTCAGGAAAAAATGTTTATGAATCATCAGTTCAAAACGGAATTCAACGGTATTACGATTTAATTGCAAAAAATTATTTAACCGGTGGTAAAACCGCATCTGATTTAATAAAAAATTTTGTGAATAAGAATGGTAATAGATATGCAACTGGAACAGAATATGAAAATCTTGTTGGAAAAATAGCAAACTCTGTGAAGTCAATATCTGAACCAATATATGCATCTTTAGTTAAAAAAGCGTCTTCAGATATTTCGTAATTATGGATTTAAAAAAAATTGAAAATTTTAAAAAAATAATTTATTTTAAATTAAATTTAGACCTTTTTGATAAAGTAATAAAACCTTACGCTGGAGAATTTTGGGTAATTGATCCTAAAGACAATAAATGGTTTTTACGATTTACCAATCAAGGTGAATTACGATACAATCAAACTTTTTTCAATAATTTCTTTTCACTATTTTCTTTAGAATTTAAAGAATTTCAACCATTTATAAAAGATTGGTTTGAATATAACTTTGATCTTTCTGTTAATGAAGTTCAAAGAGTAAATTCTATTCATGATTACTTTGTTATCAACATAATAAACAATGAAAAACCTTGGTCTATAAAAGACAGGAATGGATTTGCATATTATTTTGTTAAAAAATATTTGGACTTACAAAAAAATATTAAAGAATCCGATGTTATTATTGAACATTACATAAGAGACTATAATACAACACCAACTCCAATTTCAATATAATCTCTAACAAAATTATAGTCCGCCTTTAATGAAAGATGTTTAATATCTTTAATAACACCCACTTTCACTGAAAAATATCTATCTGTAAAGTTTTGAAACGAGTAATTTCCGTTATTAGATAGAATTTTTAATTCATCGTAATATTGGTATTTGTTTATTTCTTTTCCAAATCCAATTAACGCATGAACATTAATTGTTTCCATATTTCTTCCAAGTCCGGCATGAAATGACCAATCGTCAGATAGATTTGATAATTTTTTGTCATCCCAAGGTAAAACTTGATCCATTGTTAGATCTGAATAATAAGTTGAATGATCTTTTTGTGTAGATTTGGAAAATTCTGTAATAAAGTAGTTTTTATTTCCTATTGTAAGCCATCCACCGACCATTTTTTTGTTATTATATGACACACCAAATCTAACATTTGTTTTTTGACCTCTAATTGTGTCTTTTGTTCCATTTTCATAGATATAAATCCTTGCTGGTTGTCTATAACCAAATCTATCGTAATAAAACCAATTGTCATAATAACTATACCCGCCTAAAGGAGCTCCCCACCTGTTCCATCTATTACCCCAACCAAAATTGTAGTAAGGATCCGAATAATATGGGTATTGTGGATGATAATTAGGTCTTGGTCTTGGGTTATGATCGTAATTTTGGGTTGAATTTTCTCTAACTGTATTTTTTTGAAACGATTCGCTAGATCTTTGAGTTGAAAATGAACTATTATTTCTTATTGACAACTTCTGACCTCTTTCTGATTGAGAAACTCCAAAAATTGGAATTAACATCATAAAAAATATAATTTTTTTCATATGTGATTTGTTTTATATTTATAAATATATGAAAAGAACAATTAAAATAACTATAAAGGAGTCAGAATTGGTAAAACTGATTGAAACCGCGATGGATACTGACATTTATAATCAAACTATGGACACACCTGCTAGCACACCAAATGAAGATGAAAGTGATTCAATTGAAACTGTTATAGAAAGATTGAAAGAATTGTTAAGTATGTTAAAAACAGGAAAAAAGTTAAGGACTGATGCAAGAACTCAAATTTTTAACAATTTGGATCAAATAAATCAAACTTATAATAAAATTAAATACGATAAGTAATTTACATAAACGGGATAACCCTTACAATTAAAAAAAACGCATGCAAAATCTATCAATGGAACAAAAAGCAAAAATGTATAATCAACTATTATTCAAATATCAAAGACTTCAAGAACAAGTTAGACAAATTAAAGCGGAAGACATCAATCTTTCAGAACAAAATCAAAGAAAAATTGATCTTTTGGAAAAAGAAATGAAAGTTGTGTATAGTCAGACACAAAGATTATACTAAAAAAATTTAAATCCTGTGAGTTTGGTTATTTTTGTTAATGGAACCTCGTTGTTATCTATACCATCGGGTTTGGAATCGTCATTTTTAAATAGATACGCGACAAATTTATTGGGTTGTTTAAAGTAAACCACTTTCCAACAATATTCAGGAACAGAAACGGTTCCTATTTTTTTAATTTCTCCAATGTTTCCGGCCCATACATGGATTGAATCAATATTTTGGGCAAATTCCCTTGTTAAAGTTTCCAATGATTTCCAATCACCAGCATTTAATGAATGTTTTTGTGCTGACATATTTGAAAAATAAAAGCATTCATCTTGAATTTCTTGAGTTTGGCATAAATTGTCTGCCGCTGGCATCATATGACCTCTATCATACCCACTGTGAACATAATCATTTAATAAATCAGTTTCTTTGGGTAATTTTGGATCTGGCTTGAAATTATCCTTCCTTTTTAATGGTTTATCGCAATTAACCATTTTTTTTGTTATCCACCATTCAACTAAAACTGGATATTTTTTTGTTTTATTAAAAACTGAAATATAATTGGTATGTTTAAGTCTGACTGTATCTTGAGAAAGCGCAAAACTTGCAAAAAATACAAGTTTTGATAATAGAATAATTTTTTTCATCTTTATAAATATTTATTAATATGGCAATTAAATTTCAAATAACAGAAGAAGAAAAAAAAGAGATAAGAAAAAATTATTTTTTCGAACAATCAGAGAAAAAGGGCGGTGATAGAAAGTTCTGTCATAGCGGTAATGTAAAATCATTAGAAGAGATCGTAGGCGAGGAAGATGGTCAAGATTATATCGAAGGAGTTAAATTAAGAAATGGTGGCATTAACGGTCTTGCTGATCGTCTTGAACTATTAAAGACTTTAAGACTACATCCTAAAGTTTCTGATGGTGGAGAACATCTTGCTTTCGAGATAATGAACAATCTTAAAACTTTCAAACCATACAATTATTTTGATGAGGCTAAAAAAGAATGTGGAAGTGCAATGGATAAAATAATTGAACTTTATAAAGAGAACGATCACGGAGAAGAATTGGTTAAAGACATTGAAAAAGTTTATGGATTGTCTCATGTTTCACCAAGAGCAAAGGAATTTTTGAAACACGGAATGAATATGATAAAAGGTCAATAACTTGAAATTCAAATTAAATAAATTATAATTTAAGTCCCAACATTGGGACTTTTTTTATGTCCACACAATCACATATCGACAAGGTTAATTTGCAACCAATGATAATCCCATATCCGACACATGTCGGAGCACCCAAAATTGAACCCCAGGATTTGACGGCCTTTAAAAGACAAGGATTAACTAAAATGGATCGGGTGATGAAGAAACGATTCGATGAGATCGTTAAAGAGGCAGAAACCCTCCAAAAATCGATGATGCTAAATCAGGAGATATATGAGTCGAGATATAAATTTGAACCCATTATTGGGGACATATATCACTTATACGAAGATTCTGATGGTGGTAATACATTATCTATCATTGGACCCACTGAATGGAAAAAAAAATATCTTTATTCTGTTATTTTTAATTCTGATATGACTTGGTCAAAATTAGATTAAAATTTCCTAGAACTAGTACTAGTATTTTATATTTTTCTTAATTTTTTATAAATCTTATTATTATTCTATAAGAATAATAATTATTGCCCTTCCGACAAAAAGTCAGTTTTTTGTAAAAAAAGTAATATTTATTTCTAAACTAACTTTACATGCAGCAAGAATCGTTTTGGACAGTCGCAATCACAATCGTCACAGTTTTAGGATCCGCAAGTGCTTGGAGATTTTACGAAAAGAGAGCAATGAGAAAAGAAAGAGATGAAGAATTTATTCGTCACGATTGTAGAGATAGGATTGCAAAATTAGAAGCTTTACTTGAAGCAAGTAGTGATGAGAAAGATGAAATGAGAGCAACAATTTTGAAACTAACGGAACAAGTCTCAGCACTTGCCGTTAAAGTTGATTTTCTTCAGAAAGAAAACAGTGAACTCCTAAAGGCGTTGAATAAAAATAGTTTATAAAACTATACATCCCAACCTACTATAACCTTAACATAGTGTTCCGGATAAAAATACACCAAAGCATCTTGAATTAAAACATCAGCAAGTTTGCGATCCAAGACTTCTTCGTTAATTGTTTCAGATAAAACAATTTTAACTTCTGCTAAAATACATTTTTGAGAATTGATATATTCTAAACTACGGACTTTGATTTTTGCACCCTTACCATAATATTCTTCCACAGATTTTTTTTGATAATCGTTGATGTAGTATTCGATAAGGTCAAACAATTTCCGTTTCTTATCCATAATAAGAAAAATAAAAGATTATTAGAGAAATTATATACTAATTGCGACCTTGTCCTCTATAGTTTTTTTCGCTTCTATCGTGTTTGTTAAAACTTTTTTTAGCTTTACCTGTTGTTTTTTTACCAAAGCCAACTTTTCTTGATTCACCGAGAGATTTTCCACCTTTTGCCATATTATAATTTTATGAATAAATAGTTCATAACGCTAATATTTATATTGATATGAATTATCTTATAACAGAAAATCAATTGGCTCTTTTAATCAAAGAATCTGAAGAATCCAAAATTGAAAATAAAATAAAGTCTTTAGGATCCTTCGCAAAAGAAGTTTGGGATAAGTCTGGTCTTTTGAGAAAATTGAATTTGAAGTTTTGGTCCACTTGGGGAACTGCAATGGGAGGATTCATAAAACCTTTAAGTGATTTTGTTGAAACACAAAATTTAAGTTTAACACCACAACAAATAGCTGTAATATTGGTTGGAGTCACAACAAGTTATTTTTTCCAAAATGAGGAAGAGTTCAAAAAAATCTATCAGGTCATTAAAGAAGAAGGATTGGAAGAAATCTATGATAAAGTTTCTTTAAAGGCCAAAGATCTTAAAAGAGGATTTTTGAATTTTATGAAAAGCTTAAATGTTAGTTTTTCTACAATCACTGAAATGATGCATTATTCTTTTCTGATTCCAATCATTTCAGACCTACAAACATTATCTACAGGAGCGACTGATCTATCTTCAACAGCACTTATGATTGCCAAAAGAATATTAGCATCTGAAACCGTTTTAATTTCAGGATCGTTTTTAGTCAAAGTAATTGATAGAATACTTAAAAAATTTTCAACAGAAAAATGATCTTATCTGAAAACGATAAAAAAGAAATATTAGCAAAATATACAGGTGAAACCTCAAATGAGGTTTTGACTCACCTGAAAAGAAACTTCCCCACTTATGATTTTCAACTTAAATGGATGGAAAAACCTTTAAGACAAATACTTGTTGATGACAAGCTAGTTATTTTAGAAAAAAACAAGAAATATTTGGTTGGAAAAATATTTTCCACCATAGAAAATCAATTCCCCCATATCGAAAAGTCAGTTTTGAGAAGAACAATAAAGAAATATTTGGATGGTATAAAATAATAAATTTGATTGTTTAAAAAAGTTTATCTAACTTTGTATAGAGTTTGAAACTTATAGGAGATGAAAGATACTCGGTATTCAAATTTAAATTGTTCTTTCAAAATTTGATTTTCTAAAAATGATTTCTTACTTTTGTAAGACAAATTGGTTGAGGTAGCTCAGTTGTGTGGCATTACCACACATAGGTAGAGCATCCGTCTGAACGCGGTGTGCCAGTGGTTCGATTCCACTCCCAACCACCAAATTATCCAAATTTATTTGGAAATTTTGATCAGCAAGGTTTGACAGTTTGAAATAAACTTGTTATCTTTGTAAAAGAAAATCGGACAGAGAGTTTTTATGAAGTGGTGGTTCCCCATACTCACCCAGTAAACCTTCCAACCTCTCTTAAATAAAAAAAATGGTTTCAAATAAAACACGGGCAGTTTATTAGAATGGTCAACTTTTCCTAACTGTAATCAGGATAAACAAACCAAAGTTTTTTGTCGCGTTTTTTTTCTTTGATAAAAAAACAAAGTATGTCCAACTTTAGGGTCTTGTTGTTCACCCAGCTAAAAAAACACTAACTTGTCTTGACGGAGACATCACCTCGGCGGGGGTTTGGGGAGAACGGTAGTTCTCCCCTTTTTTTTACATTTAATAATTTGAAGATATTTATACATAGTAAATTACCAAGCTATGAAAAAATTTTTTAACGATCTATTCAATGATCAAAATTCAATTAATGAAAAAGCAGTTATTGGTTTTTTAGCTTTCTGTATGATGTGCGTGTTTGCAGTAGCAGATATAGTTACAGGAACTATGAACAAACCGTTAGTAATAAATGAGTTTATATATGACTCATTTAAAATACTAACAATTGCTTGTTTTGGAATTGCTTCAGTTGATAAGTTTATCACTCTGACTAAAGGAAAAAAAGAAGACACTGAAGAGTAAAAAACTGAATCCCCACCTATGAGTGGGGATTTTTGTTTATTATTGGTATTTATATTGATATGAATATCATCCTAAAAGAGCAACAAGTTTTAATTTTGGAAAATAACTACGAATCGTGGGGATGTAATTTATTTCCTGACAATTCTGAAAAAAAAGAATGGTGTAAAAACGCTCAAAATAAAATAATATACAATTTTTCAAAAGTTCAAGAACAAATAGACAAAATTGGTGATCATTTGAAAAATGATGAAGAAATTTCTTATAGAGAAAAAGTTAAATATTATATGTCAGGAGACACATTTTTTGACGATAATGTTAATAATTTGAATTTGGCGGAAGAACTCATTTCGCCTACATGTGAAAAAGGAAAAAAATCTATTGATAATTTTAAAGCCGATTTATCTAAAAAGTTTTTATTCGTTGACAAAATCAATAATAAATTTAAATATAGTAAGCTAACCAGATTGAATTCTAATTATAGTGCTTTAGCATATCTCTTAACAGAATTTAGAGATAGAAAAAAATTAGTTGGAAATACATTTAAAGAAATATTTGAATCTTATTTTGAAACCCCTACTGATACATTAAAAGAAAGTCCATTTTTTAATCTGATAATACATTATTTCTCAAATAAAAAAGAAGCTATTGAAATAATGGAAAATGTATTAAAAACAATAAAAGGAACTGATGATATGGGTCGTGCGTCAGAAGAACAAGGTTTTGAATTCTTGTCTAGTCATTTTGGGTCAGAAAATATTAAAGTTTTTAGTGGTGATTTTTCTTGGCCTGATTTTTTAGGGATAGATATGTTAATTAATGAAAAAGATTTAGGATGGGGGTGGGTACCTGTTCAAGTTAAAACTAGTATTGGAAGTTGTAGACCTAATCGTAAATTTTGTAAAAATATTTGTATTGGAAAAGATAAATCTAAAAATTATAATTGGGACTATAGAATTTATGATGGGGAAAAAGAACTTCATCCTTCTGAAATTTAATTTTTTAATTACTTTTGCATCATGGCAGTATCAGTAAATCAAAAAGAAGTCGTAAAACCGACCAAATGGGAAGTCGTATATGAAGACGACGAATGTATTTCTATTTGGAAATATAATACAAATAAAACAACTTCGGGTCCTGTTGAAGTTGAATACAAATGGAAAAGATCATTTAATCCTTGGGACAAAAAGGCAAAGAAAACACTTGGAGATCTTGTTAAGGAAGAGAAGAAAAAATTAAAGGGATCTTAATTTATTTTCTATAATTGATTTTAACTTAAGAAGAGTTTTTTTATCTAAAGTGTCTAAAACCGGTGTTTTATTTTCTAAAATCATTTTGGTAAAAATAGATTCATTCATTTTAGAATCTATTGGTTGTACATCCTCAATTGTCCAATCACTCATTTCATGATTATCATATTCAGTGTTGATATTTCTTCCTTCAAACATATTCCAATTTCCGTCTCGTTCATCTTGATATAATGAATCTTTAACCCAATTTTTATCGTAGCATGTTACTTTATCTTCAAGATATTCGGTATAAGTGCAACTACCCCAAACATAATAATCAACTTTATATTCTTTAGGTATTGGTATTATGAGTTTATCATAAAGAGATTTGTCTTTTGTTTGATATATTTCTGATAATACGGGAAAATTTATTTTCATAAATTTGGCTAAAAATTGAAAATCTTCAGATGAAACTACTTCTCCAAAATATTTCATAATATTTTCCAATTTTACAAAATTTTTCTCAGCCTCATCGTAAGGTTCTTCAAATTCAAAATCCGCATCAATAAGTGCTTTTGACATTAATACTAATTTAGACTTTGGAAATTTTGAAAAAGTACTTTGTATCATATGGTATAAATATAAAAAAAGTGAGATTTCTCTCACTTTTAAAAATTCAATTTTGAAACGAAGTTTTTTAATAAATGTAATATGTTATCCCTGCCGACAGGATTTGCAGAATGGACATTGTATTCAGGAATTGGTAATCCATTATCCCAACAATATTCACATAACCATTTAGCACAATCATATCCGGTTTTTTCATCGGTTTCACCTAAATCGTGATCAAATGAAATGAGATCAGGAGTACCATTTGTTTCAATCCATTTAACAAAATCACTATAACTTCTAACAATTTCCCATCCTTCAGTTGTTGGGTTTCTTATATCATCAAGGTATAATTTTTTAGACATAATCAATTTTTTTAGTTTCTAAATCAAAATCAATAACTATGGGTTTATTCTCATACTCATATCTTTCATTCAAAACGGACGCATTCAAAAACTCAACACCATTAAAATTCTTTTGACCATAGGCCCAATGAATATGTCCACAAACATGAATTTTTGGTTGAACTTCCATTATTCTGTGAAATAGATCTTGACAACCTACTTGTTGACCTGTGATGGTGTGATCTAACATACCAAACGCAGGACCGTGAGTAATGAGAATATCAGTATTTCCAGGGATCTTGGCCCATTTTTCGGCAAGTTTTTCTCCTCTTGGAAGATTGAATGCCCAATCATAGAATTCAGGTTGCCAAGGACTTCCATAAAATTTTATTCCATCTATTACAACCTCACTATCATAAAGGTAATGAACACCTTTTTCTTTGTATTCGGGTGCGATATCTGTGTGTAATTCAAAACCAAAATCGTGATTACCTGCAATGAATATTTTGTGCGTGAAATCTGTATTAGAGAACCAATCCAAAAATTCTTTTATTTCATGAGATTTACCAACATTAGATATGTCACCAGCATGGATCAAATAATCACCACTACCAAGTATATTATCAAATCCCTTACTTGTAAGGTGTTTGTGTCTACCGTGAGTGTCGCTGATGAATACCATTTTCTTGTTCATAAAATATCTTTTTTCTCTTCTTCTGTTAAATCCCAATCTAACCAATCTTGACCGTTATAATGAGGATGTTTTTCTTTCATATAAGTTATTCCACCGGCCCATAACCAAGCGAGTGATCCTGCAATTGCTAAGATAAATAAAATAATTCCAATCATAAAATATAGTTTTAAATAAATAGATTAATCCCACCATCCTTTAATACCTGATCCATCAAACCATTCATACCACAGGTCTTTTTTCTTAATATCCTCCTCACTTTGGGAATCATACAAGGATTTGTACTCTTTATGATTTTGTCCCTTCAGAATCGTAAATAATTCCTCAAATTCGGATGTTTCAATTTCAGAAGCACGATCAAATACTTTTCGATTATGTTCTCTTTCTTCTGAAGAATCGTCTCTTTCATCCCAACCAATATTTTTTATCTCACCTAATTCTTTTTCTGCATCTGAAAGATAGTTATCCGTTTTAATCCGATCAAGTAAATAAATTACTCTTTTGATCTTTTCAACTTTTTTCAATCTTGAAGAATCTATTTCAATACCATAAAATTCAATGGTATTTGCGGTTTTTTCTAACGAACGACGAAACATTTGAAGATTATATGTGTAATCCCAAGATCTAAATGCCCAAAGTTCTTTTCTAAAAAACCAAATGTTTTCCAAAAAATATGGTAAGTCCCTACGAAAAAAATTATAGGTTTTATACCACCAAGTTTGGTGTCTTGATAATCTTTTTAATGATTTCCAAAAACTATCGGAAAATGTTATATTCATTTTAATCTTTTTTTTCAGTTTTAAATAATATTGTTATTGTAATAACTAATAATAAACCTAATCCAAATAATACTAGTCCTAATAACTCTAATTTCATTTTACAAATATAGGAAAAAAATAAGACCCGACAAAATTTTGACGGGTCTTTTGGAAAGGGATATATGAGAACACTCATTTGAGTGATGTGATAATAAATATAGTAAAAAATTAAAAAAATCCAATTTTTTGATACTATTAGAAGGAATTTTTTACTTTTTCCAATAATTTTTCATCGAATTTAATACCGTGCCTTTTTTTGAAATTTTTTAATAATTGTTTAATTGATCCAATTCTATCTTTTTGTTTTAATAGAATATACGCACCAAGATCAGCTTCCAATTCTTCTTCATCACTTCTTGGACCATCGTGGCCCAAAATGATATGTGAAATTTCATGTGCTTCTATGAACTTTAAAACATCCGAATTAAAATTATCAATAAATTGTTCTCCATCAACAACAATCAGTTTTTTACCTGGTATCATAAACCCATAACCATATTCATCAAAGAATGGTTTTAAGAATTCATATTGAGGATTATCAGAAAGAACAATTGCGATTGTAATTTCAGGTAAAAATTCACTTGTGAATGTAAGAGGTTGCTCCAATTTTAAAAATTTTGTTTTTGAATTTAGCCCAATAGTTTGATTTTAGAGAGTTTAAAAAAATTATTTCATCTGCTTTGAGTTTTTTTAACATATATTTCTTTTCCCAAACAGAAAAACAATTTTGAACAACACCCATTTGACTTTCAGATTCCGCAGAATCTAAAATTCGGATGACCCACTCAAATTCATAGAATGCTATATTTTTATTCACTTCTAATGTCATAACTTATTTTTTTCAAAGGTAATTAAATTATTTCAATAATTCATAATATTCTTTGAAATGTTTAATTCTGTCAGGTAATCCTATTGTTCCTCCGTTTACACATTTTGTAACAGAAGTTACAGTTGCGTCAGATGCATCAACACATTTACTCAAACAATTTTTACTGAAAAACCAAGCAGCAGATAACAAAGCGTATTTTGTTGAAACAAGGTCTGGATTTGATGCAATGTCTTCATTGATTGCCTTACCAAATGCGGTATAGTTATCCTTTCCGGTAAGTTGGATGAATCCGCGGCCTCTAAATTTCCAGCCTTCACCTGTTGATTCCGGACCATTACCCATGCGTCCACCATAAACTCTGTTTGCAATTTTTTCAGGATTTCTAGCATAACCTTCAGCAAGAACATCTTTAAAATATTTTGTGAATATTTTTTTAAGACCATCTGAAGAATAATTTAAGTTTTCATTTACAACTTTAAATCCTCCTGATTCGTGACCACATTGGGCCAAGAAATGAGCCAATTTAATTGGCGTATTTATTCCAAATTTTGCTGCAGTATCAGGTATTTGTGCAATAACTGAATCAGGAATATGACCCTTTAGTTTATCTAAATTTAATCCTCCGACTTGAGGGGCGACTTGGGGGGCGACTTGAGGGGTAATGCCCATAAGTTTATTCCATGTTCCCTCTCCGACAATTCCGTCAGGAGTCAACCCATTTTTTAATTGGAAAGCTTTTACTGCATCCTCTGTTTTAGCGCCAAATGATCCATCAGCGCCTAATCCTAATTTTTCTTGTAATTTTTTAACATCATCACCTTTAGATCCGTTTTTTAATAGCATAAAAAAATATTTAACAGTTTATTATTATGATAAATATTTTATAATTGGAGATTGATCATATCAATCCTTATAATTTTACACCAATACCTATAAATTTAGAATCAATTCCAGCAATTGTTAGTAAATTACAACCAATACTAATCCGTTTATAATCAGCTCTTATAACAAAACCTGCCTGCCCAAAGTTATGATTGTGTTTTTCGGTGTCAAACCAAATTATAGGAGCCAATGCAGTTCCTATTGTAAACTTTTTAGTTAGATTTACTTTTAAAAATGCGGGTGAAACCGCTCCAAATCCAATTTTATTATGGAAATTATTGAACACCATAATAGATCCTTCAATCAGTTTAGGTTTTGGAGTTTGTGCATTGGTAATTAAACCAATCAATACAATTGATAATGTAATTAATATTTTTTTCATAGTTATCTTTTATATCTGTCTTCCAATACCTGTAAACGAGCTTTGATATCTGCTCTTTCCTGCATTGCGCCAACTTTAACATCTGTAATTAAATTGTTTAATTCCATTTTCATGTCTGCTCTAGCTTGCATTGCGTTTGCTCTTAATTGTTCGAGTTCAATTGTAGTTCCTTGAACTGGTATCGCTTTATTCTCAGCGTTAACTACTATTGCCACTTTATTTTCTAATACAGTTACATGATCACTTAATTCATTTACTTGAGTAAGTAGCCATCCAATTGCCGATACGCATACTGGAAATAAAATGAATACTAATTTTTCTACCAGATCTGATTTACCTTTGTCTACCGCTAATGTTTTTTCTAACTCGGCAGTTCTCTCTTGTTGTGATTGTTGTGCCATAATTTTAATTATTTTTAATTGTATCAATTTTTATTTGGTCAGACATTGAAGTATCTATATTTTGAGATATGGAACTGTCGGATTTAACCGAAGTAGTAGTTTTTTTTCTACCCCAAAAATTCTTTTCAACTTCAATAAAAACTGTATCTACTTTGTAAATAACTTTTTCGTTAATTACATTTTGTAGGGTCATGAGTTGAGTTCTTTCTGTTTTAAATCTTTCAACTTCATTTGTAAGAATTTTAAATTCTCTAATTACTTTTATTACTTGTTCTTTTGTTTTTAAATCACTCTTTTTTTGCACCGAATCTGAAATAGATAAATTTTGTTGACTCTTTGTTAAAAGACTATCAAACTCTACAGGAGCAACAACAGATTTCTCTGAATTAGTACACGAAAAAAGAAATAACCCAAAAATGAATAATGATTTTTTCATTGTTAGTTAATTTTACCTAATTCCTGTAATACAGTTATTTTTGAAACTGCTGCAGAAAGAGAACTATCAGATCTTCTTAACTGATTTGTTAACGCATCAACTTTAGTTTCTAAAATTTCAATTTTTTTACCTTGAGCATTAATTTGACTATTGTAGTTTACTTTACCATCAACATATAGGTAGCCAATTGCAATGATCACAATAAATAATAATCCCTTAACAGGTTCTTTAGCAAATTCTTTAAATGAAATTGGAGGTTTAATTGTTCCTGCAATAGATTCCACAGTTGAATCTACTTTTTTTCTTGTTGCCATTTTTTCTTTATTTATATTTTATTCCACAATGTGGAAAGTATCTTGGTATAAATAAATATTATATTATAAAGGAAATGAATATTAATCTTCAATTTTTTTAATGGTAATTTCAGTTGGTTGGCCGGAAACTCAAATATCTAAAACCATCAATACGAGATATGGTTCTATTTCAGAAATAGGATGAGGAACATTTGTAAAAAAATTTAAAATTACCCAAGAAAAAACCCTTACTCCTATTAAAAGTCTTACTATTATTAAAAATGCAGCAAAAATTATTTTAAAAGTCATAATGTAAAATTAAAACTATTTATCTAAAAAACAATAAGTGTGAATAATTTAAGAGAAATAATAAGAGAATCTTTAGAAAGTTATAAAACTTCCACATTGATTCTTAAAGAAGAATGCCAAATTTCAGAAAATTTACAATATCATATTGATAATAAAATATCTTTAACTGATAATGTTTTCAGAGTTTATTCTGAAAATTATTTTGATCTTGTAAATGAAGTTAGAAATCTTTGGAAAGAAGGTAAAATTGATCTAAATGAAGAGGATACATTAATGGTTGAATCTAGTTTGGGTGAAAAAGTAAAAGTTAATGGTGAAATAGTTTATTTAGATGCTCCTTATATTTTAGAATATGAAACAGAAGAAGATATTTTAGAGGAAGCAAAACATCACGGAAAAAATGTTAAATTAAATAAACCATTCAGAACATCAGGAGGACCAAAAAAGTTTGCCGTTTATGTTAAAAGTAAAAGTGGTGGTATTAAAAAAGTTACTTTTGGTGATCCTAAATTAAAAGTTAAAAACGCAAATAAAAAAGCCGCAAAATCTTTCAGAGCAAGACATAGATGTGATCAGAAAAAAGATAGGACTACTGCAGGATACTGGAGTTGCAATGTCGGACGATATGCTAAACAACTTGGATTATCATCTTCAAATTCTTGGTAATGGATTTTCCTTTTGAACAATATATTAAAGAAGGAAAAATGGTTAGGGTATTTACCCCTGATGTTCCTGCCGATGAATTAAAATGGCATCAAGATCTCAAAGATAGAAAAGTTACGGTAGTTGAAGATGGAGGATGGTCATTTCAAATGGAAAATAGTCTGCCAATCAAATTGTCAGATGCTAAACAAATTTCAATTCCAAAATTTGCTTGGCATAGAGTTATTAAAGGTAAAGGAGATTTAATTGTAGAAATTGAAGAATTCTAATATAATTTTTTTAAATCAAATTTTTTAACAAAAGCAGGAAACGCTTCTTCATATGATTTTTCTGATTCATCAGTAACTTTGTTAGTGAATTGCCAGTTCCAATAAAATGTATCATTTGGTTTGAAACCATAAAAAGTATGAACTCTTTTTTGAGTATCTACAACATCCATACCTTTCCAGTTTTGTCCTGTGCAGATAAAACCACTTTGAATATTTTCAACAATGTTTGATTCACCTAAAGTTTCGTGTCTATTTTCAATCCAAGTCAATCTTTCAATCAATTTTTGATAGAACATATTAGCCTGACCCCATCTTACTGAAGTAAAAAATATAACAGCATTTGATTCAAATAATTCTTTAGATATTTTCCAAAGTTCATCACCTTTTTCATTTACACTAGCCCAACATCTATGATATCCTGTTGGGTTTTTATCTTTATCTTTTAACTTGGCTTTCATTAAACCACAGGAGTTACCATCTTTTCTTGATACATTTCCTTCACATGGAACAATATTAAGTTCAGGAACATCTATTAAAACTGATTTATCATTTAGATATTCATTGATAATCATAGCAAGAATTGTTGATTTGGGTATGTCCATATCATTTGGATCCCAATTGTATCTGTTTGAACAAGTCAATAATAATACCTTATCTAATTTTTGAAGTTCAGATATTGTTTTTTCAAGTTTTTTTAAATTACCTGTAGAATTGTTCTTTTCGGTAACATTATACTTATCAAATAATTCTTGTAGTCTATTGTCCATTGAATATAAATACTTCGTATATGGTAATAAAAAACCCATCATTTAGATGGGTTTATAATTATGCTCTCATATTTGGCAGTCTTTGTATGATATTTTCTAAAGTTTCTAAATCTTCAACATTCATAATTTCAGATTCTAATGGCATTGGATACATTTCTTTAAGTTCATAGGGATCAATACATTCTTTATGAACTTGTTGTTGAATCTCATCTGAACATAGATTTTTATTGCTGTGTTCTGAATTTAAAATTCTTTTAATGATGGGAAATAAATAATCGTCAATATCAAGAGTTAAAAAATCAACTCTTGAATCTTCCGCATTCCAAAAACTAATATCATTTTTATCTGAAATACTTTTGAAAGCCGCAAATTTATATCCGGTTTTTTTATTTATAAAATAAACTAAAATTCCCTGTCTCCAGTATCTTTCAAAATAATTTTTTTCTTTTTGATAGGTTGTACACCATCTTGTATTTGACCCGTATTTAATAGACGCAGAAAAAGTCAAAGGTCTCACAATTACCCACTTATCATCTTCAAACTCTTTAATTACTTGTTTCTCCATTCCTTTATCCAACTCTTTCATTGTTGCAATGGTTATGGCATTCCTTAAGTCATCAATTTCATTATATGATGTTACATCTTTATTTTCAATTTGATTAATATCAATGTAATATATAAAATCTTTTATGGTTGTAAAAATACCATCATCCCAAAAATCTGAAAGAGTAGTTAATACAAACATTTGCTCTTCATTTAAACCATTGGTTGATATTCCCCTTCCAATTAAAAGAGAATTTAACTGTAAAACCCCTTTTGCTTGATCTTCTTTATCAACAAATTGTGAATCAAAATCAAATTTTTTATTAAAAAGTTTGCAAAAAAGAGCTAAATATTTATAACTTTTTGAAGTATCCAATCTAACCATAAGATCAAATAATGACATGTTTAATTGTGGATATTCTTTTTTTAACTCGTCAAGTCGGGACATAATAATATTTTTTTAAAATATAGAGGATTTAAAAATGATAGTCAAAGCTGTTGGGGAAGGATTCGAACCTTCACACGGAGATTCAGTAATTGACAAAAGTGCTTGCAAGCAGGTGGTCTACCCCAATATCAATTACCTATTTCTTTGTCCGTGCCGTCGGGACTGGACGGTGTGTCTGCCATACTCGAGAGTTTTTCACCACCCAACAATTTTTGATTTCAAATAAAAATAATCTATTTGACTTATTAAAACAATATTTTTGTTAAGTTAAATTAGAAGTATTTATTAACAATGAAAGAATTAGATTTTCCAATAGAGCGACTTAACTCCTTTTTTGATAAATATATTTTTGAGGTTTATGGACTTGATGAAAATGGTATAGACACTTCAAATATCCCTTTAAATATTAAAATTCAAATTACTGGTATAAAAGAATATATTAGTTTGGGAAAAGAAACGCCTTTTATTGAATATACTTTATATGTTTTACCTCACAAAGAATATTCAAATGTGTATTATCAAGTATTGAGAAAGCATTTTGGTAGAGAAACAGATATAAATACAAGAAGTGATCAATATCAAGATATAAGGTGGGTAATGAATGAAAAGTTATCTCGAATGTTAAAATATTTTTCAATTGATATGCCAGCAATTTGTAAAAAAGTTATCAATGAAATTGAGCCATTTAAATTAAATGAAAATTTAATTGTTGAATCACTTATAAAAGAAGATAAGTATGATTCGATAGTTAGACAAGTTGTTAGGGATATTTTTATGTTATTTAAAAATAAAGAACAAGGAAGATTTTACTTGCCACCAGATGTTCACAACGATCAAGAACTTTATTTTTTTGGTGATTCAATATCATTTAATGTTGAACTTGAACTTATACCTGATGACAGCGTTGATGGATATGATATTGAATCAAATTTTTATAGGGATGAAGATGTTATGGATATTGCAATAGTATATAACCCACAATATGGTAAGTCTGTTTTATATAGTTTAATTGGGGATTTAAATGACAATGTGAGACACGAATTACAACATTCGATACAACATTCACAAGAGTATAAGTTTCCAAAAAAAGAACCAAAAAGTCCATTAAAATACTATACACAACCTCATGAAATAGAAGCCCAAAAAAAAGGATTTAAAAGAGTTGCCAAACTCCAAAGAAAACCTTTAGAACAGGTTGTTAGAAATTGGTTCAGTAGTCATAGATCAAGACACGGACTAAATGATAAAGAAATAGAAATGGTTGTTAACCAAATTTTAAAATGAGTGTAAGTGATATAATAGTTAAAACATTAAAAAATTCATCATTTAAAGAAGATGGGTTTATTTATAATTTTTATGACGCTAATTATGAGATTAAAGGTAAAATAAAACCATACCATAATGCCACAGGATATTATAATTTTTTTGTGAATGTAATTTTACCCCAAAAAAACCAATCTTACTCAATAGTTAAATTTGAGTATGATGTTAACGATTATATTGGACGGTTTTCAAAATATTTTGGACAATCAATATCTTATAAATTACATTTTTTAGTGGATAATAAAGATCCCGAACTTGTTTATATAAACCCCGAATCACTTTCTGAAATAGTTGATGCAGCAGAACAAAGTATAAAAAAAGGAAAACTTGAATTTGTAAATGATAGTGAATTAACATTTAATATTGATATTTTACAACCAAAAAAGAGAGGGTTTACAGAATTTAGTGACTATTCAATTAGTTTCTTTTTTCCATTGAATATTAGTAATGTTTATTATGATGGAGAAAAAATCGATATTTCAAAATTTGATAAAGAAAAAATTGAAAATTTCACAGGTTACCTTAATGATTTACTTATAGAAGATGATGGATCAAGAGGAAGAATGGAAAACATAATCTACGATATTTTAGAACCGCAACTCAAATTAAGAAATTGCGACCAATTTGTTCAAGCTAATACATATGTGGTCCAATTATACGGAAAAGATGTAAAACCAAGTTGGGGTAATTTTAAGATTGAGGACTTTATCTCTTAAATTTTTTCAATAGTTTTTTAATAATCGCATATAATGAAGTTGATGCAACTGATATTACTCCTGATAATATTAATCTTTCTGTAATTAATTTAGCGGCCTCATTTAAATTTTTACTATTGTTTGCGATTGAATGAATATCATCAATGATTGGAACTAAAAAAGCATAAGATGCGGCATCCATAAAAGAACTAACTGCAATGTTTGAACTTGATAAAAAATTTAAAAAGGCTTCTTTTAATTCAATTCCTTTTGATAAGACTTGATCAAAGACATCCTCAATGCCGTCTTTTTTAATTTTATCGTATATCTTGTTAAAAAGCCTTTTATTTTCAAAAAATAAAAAAGATGCAACTCCTAAAACAATAAGCAAAATTTGAAATTCTGTTATTTTAAAGTTTCCTTTTCTAACATAATTGTCCAATGGCATCATTAATCCACCAATTGATGCTCCCCAAGTTAAAAGCATATTCAAATTGATTTTATATTTTTTACCCACTTTATTTACAATGTCGCGAGTAAAAGAATATAATTCTTTCATATAGTCTGTCATCTTGGACTCATCCTGTTCCTGAAGAATTATTTTCAGTTGTGTTTCATTAATTAAAAAATCCATATAAACAATAAATATATCGGATATATTTATTGTTTATGAAAGGACAGCTAAAACAAAAATTAGAGGTAGGAGATCGTGTAATGTTATATCATATGGAAGGTGAAGGATCTGTTACACCAGGAACATTAGGGACTGTAAGTCGTATAACAAGAGATCCGTTTGAGAAAAATTCGGATGAAGAAATTGTTATGGTTAAGTGGGATAATGGAAGTACATTATCTTTGATTACCGCAACTGATGTCTGGAAAAAGATATCTGAATCTCACATATCTGAAGAACGTATAAAAACAAATGATTCCAGATTAGATTTTGCCGTTGAAAATGAAGAGTTATTTAGATTATTTGATTGGAAATATTTGAGAGAATATCTTGGAAAAGTAAGAGATTCTGGTATTATTAATATGTTTGGATCAGCTCCTTTTTTATATTCAGGTGAACAATGGATTGATAGATACTATGGTGAAAATCCACCAGATCAAGAATCTTTTGATGAAGTTCTTGAAATGGCAGATGAGGCCAAAGATAAGATGATACAAGGGACATTAAAATATATGGAATCCAAAAATATGGAAATTGAACTTTCTCGTGTTAATAATTACATAGGAAGATTGGCCACAAAAATGGTTGGACTTTATATTACTTTTTATTAATTGGTTTAATTATTATTGTTGTATGTTCTTTTTATTGGTTCTTTTTTAAAAAAGTATCCTGATATGTCTACATAACGCATCAATTCTTTATCTCCTTCAATTGTAGTTGTTCCCTTTGATGCTTTTAGCATTACAATTTTGTATCCAAATTTGTTAGCAAACCATTTGATTAATTTTACGTGCGTCCTATTCATAATTTTATTATTTTAATTTATATAATACTAATTTTTATATTTTTCTTTGTCCATTTTAATTACTTAAAGGTGCTTTAATTGATGGATGTGATTGGTAGTTTATTAGTTCAAAACAATCTGGTCTATAATTTAATATCTTCTCATCAAAGCTTTTTTCACCTAAATGTTCTTTAACTTTTTCATGAATATACCAATCCCTTTCAGTTATTTTTACAGTGGGTAATTCATACGAATGTCTTGAACATTGTTCTGCAGCTTGTTCTAAATGATTATTATACAAATGAACATCACCTAAATTGCCAATTAAATCTTCAGGAACCATATTTACTTCTTTTGCAATAATTTCTAATAACAAACCATATGATGCGATGTTAAATGGCAATCCCAAGAATGTATCTACCGATCTTTGATTCCACATTAATGAGATTGCTCTATCTGGTGCGTAATCTAATGGGTCTATATTTTTTGTATATCCTTTTTTTTCATATATTTTTATCTTCTCTTCCGAGCTTAACTCTCTTGTGTAAACTTGAAATCCATAGTGACAAGGTGGTAATACCATTTGATTTAATTCACCTACATTCCAAGCATTAACCATTAATCTTCTACTATCAAAATTTGTTTTAAGTTGGTTGATTAGGTTTTTGATTTGGTCTATACCACCTTTATTTAGTTCATTTGGAACATTCAACCAATTTCTCCATTGTGCACCATAAATTGGACCCAATTCACCCCACTTTTTAGCAAACTCATCATCTGTTTTAATCATATTTATGAATTGTTCTTTATTCCAAATTAGGTCTGGGTCACTTTCACTATTATCCATAAAATTTTTGAAAGCGTCACCATCCCAAATGTGACAATCATAATCTAATAAGAATTTTATATTAGTGTCTCCGCGTAGGAACCATAACAATTCTGTTACAATAGATTTCCAAGCCATTTTCTTTGTTGTAAGTAAAGGAAATCCCTCACTCATTTTGTGTCTGATCTGCCTACCAAATATTGACTTGGTTCCAGTTCCTGTCCTATCTGATTTATCAACTCCAAAATGTATTATATCGAGTAATAATTCTTTATATTGTTTGTCTATGTTGTTCATTCTGTTTCATTTGAAATTATATCACCATATTCTTCAGCTGCTTTAGGATTTCTTTTTAAGAAGATTTCAAACGCAATCTGATATCTATTTAACTCTATTTCATCTTCATATGATTTATTATGAATTGAGTCTGCGACATGTTGAATGCTATCGCATTTTGTTATAAGCTGTTGTTCGTAAATTTTTTGATTTTTACTACTCATTACTATTTCCAAAATTAGAAATAATGTAAGTATTACAACAGTTATTTTTAACGATTTTGTACTCATTGATTCTGACATTTTATTATTATTTTATGATTTATGTTGATTATGCCATTCATCTATTATGTATTTTATGTTATCCGATAAATGATCCATTTTAGATAACCATTCCAACACATCTTCTGATCCTAACATATATGCTTGATGCATACAGGACATTATGGATCTTTTATCTAAAAATGAACTATGAGGAATTGTGTTTTCAAAAATTTCTTCGTATTTATCTTCGTTTTTCATGACATAATTTGATATTATTTATTTATGTTATTGTAATAATCAATCCCAAAACTTGGTGATTTTTTTAATGTTCCATTTTTCCATCCATCCTCATATGCCTTTATTATCTTTTCCATCTCAACTGATTTTGCGTGTTCAATCTCTTCTGAACATGCATTAATGATAGCATTCTTGAATCTTTTAGGTAAATTTTCAATTAACCATTCTACTGCAGTAACCATTTTGTTGGTGTCACCAATATGGTACAATCCATCTTTAGCATCTGCTTCCATGATTTCTGTAAGGAGTTTCTTTTGTTCTTCTTTGTTCATAGTTATAACTTTTCTATCTCTTGTTTTACTTCTTCCCAGTATGGAATGTGATTGTCCCTGATGTATTCAGTATGATGTTTATTTAATCCTAATCCTAACACAGTTTTAGATATCTCATCTACAGCTACTAATGCACACTTCTTTGCTTCTTCAAACTTGAATGGTATAGAATGTTCACCAGTGAATTGTCCATTATTAGATATAATAAGATACATTGTATCCACTATGATTGTGGCTTTTTCTTTTGGTGTCATAGGTTTTATTATTTTATAAAAATTATCATAACAGTTAAAAGTATCCCAAATGCTATAATTCCTAAAACTAAACCTTTCCAAAAACTTTTAGGATTTCCCCAATCTTGAAAATTTAATATTTCCATAATATATTATTTATTTATAAACATGTTTGTATTAGCAATAGGAACTCGTAAAACAGGAATTGATTTTTCGAATTCATCTTTTTGCATAATCTCATAAAAATTATCGACAATTTTAACTGTCGGAATATTTCCTATTGATACAAGAATTTCGCTTTGTTCCGCATGATCTTTGTAGAGTTTTACGGTTTTTGTTGTTGTGTTGAATACTAATGTTTGCATATTTGTTTTTTTTAAATTTCTGAATATTTTATTGTTGCGTCTCCTTGAACATGATCAAAACTTTCCCACCTTGTGAATCCTAAATTTTTAGGAAGTATGTGATGTTCCCTATGTCCACAAACACTACATTCTCTAACAGGAACTCTCACAAATTCACGACCCGAAGGGTGATTGATAACTTTATGTTTTTCTCTTTTATATTTCCAAGTATGAATATCAAAGATACAAAAAATTTTTCTAATTTTCATAATTTTATTTTGAATTTAATAATCTTTCAACATGATGGTCTTCAGGCATTTCAGATAATTTATCCCTGTGTCTTAACAAAGGAACAACTTCTCTATAAACATTATAAGGTCTAAATTCAGGGTGACCATCCACACCCACATCCATTCTTTGACCTCTACCAAATCTCATGTGAGTAGGTAAGTGACAGTGGCCATGTAAGTGCATTATACCCTTATTTAGACCATCCCAAGAACTTATGGGATAGTGCATCAAACGAAACTTAAATTGTCCCATTTCAAGAGTATTGTAATGAGAAACGGACTTAAATAACCCTTGAGATCCTTTACGATTGTTTTCTATGTGATGATCGTGATTACCCAAAACCAAATGTATATTTTTACATATTATTCTATCCCAAAACTCTCGTATTTTTTCAAAACCACCAAAAGACCAGTCTCCAAGATGTATCAATATATCATCTTGTCCAACAACTTCGTTTATGTTATTAACTATAGACGCATTCATTTTTTCTATTGTTATAAAATCACGAGTTTGTGATATAGGAACCAGTCCATCTTCAGTTCTCCATTCGGTCGTTCCTCTACATATATTTTTATGGGAATAATGGGTGTCGGAAGTTATCCACACATTTTGCAATGGCACATTTTTGCTATCTACTTCTATCTTTATCATTGTGCAAATCTAATAAATTATTCTGAAATTAAAAAAACTGGATTTTGTTCTCCGGCATAAAGACCAATAATATTATAACCATAAAATTCATCAGCTTCCTCAATAGACATCCCGTCTCTTTCACATAAAATGGAAAGAATTCTGTCTCTGGAATATAAAATACGAGGACCGTTACCAAATTCTTCGACAATTCCAATAATGGCATCATCAAGTCCATCAAGTATTATTGCACCTTCCGCAAATTCGTTTATATCGTCATTATCTATAGTCATAAAATAAAAAAACAAGCGAGTTCAAAATTTGGCGATAAGTAAATTACCAAGATACTATCAAAAGAATTATTGAACTTCACTTGTTCTATACAATGATAATTTGTTTTTAAACCTATGTCAAATAAAAAATTGAAAAAACAAAAGTATTTATATAAAAAATAAATTATGAGAGGATACTTCGCAGTTAATACAATATCAGAAGAAGAAAGATCTAATATATTGTCACAACACAAAACATTATATAATGGATATCAGACAATGAACCCTGAAATCCCAAATACTCAACCACTTTATGTTCAAGATTTTGCAAAAGACAAAGTCGGAGCAGTAATGGGAAATAAAGGTAATATCAAAGGATACACCAATATGGGAATAAACGAGCAAGTTGAAGAGCAATCTTTTCCTTATGATAAACCAATCGTTTCTGAAGGTGAATGTTCTGAATGCGGTGGCACAATGATGGAAGGTGAATGTTCTGAATGCGGATGGAAAGGTAATATGGATGAACATGCAGAAGATGGAGATCCACAATATACAAGATTGGAAGAAGGTGAATGTTCCGAATGTGGAGGAATGATGGAAGAAGGCGTTTGTAATGAATGTGGATACGGATCAATGGAAGAAGAGACAGGTCATCTTGATGACATTTATCATGAAGAAGATTTAGATCCAAATGCTGAATTTGATTATGTTAAAGGTGCAAGCAACAAAACAAATGCATTCCATGTAAAAGAACAAATGATGAAAACTCCAATTGGAAAAATATCGGCAATTGGCGGAATGAAAGAGAAATCTGAATTAGAAGAATTATCAACTCACGAATTAGAGAAGGGTAAAAAATATAAATATAATTTACCAAGTTTTGATGATGAAGTTGAATTTGACGACGAATTTGAAGATAAATCAGGCGGTGAAAAAATGTATATGTTTAAAGGAAGAAAAGATTCAATGTCTCATTTGATGCCTGGTAAACATATTGAAACTTATATTGATAACATAGAAGAACAAGGTGGAAATGCTGATGATATGGATGTCGATGATGTTCAACCAGCATATAATTTTGATTCTGACGGACCAATGGACGGAGGAGATGTTTATCCAGTTAATGAATACGATGATCAAGAAAGTTTTGATGAGTTAATCAATATGGATTCAGCAATTGAAGATGAAAGAGATAATCTTGAACAAGAAGGTTATGAACAAATGGAATCAGCATTTGCTGATGAAATGGATGAAGTTGATATTTCAGGATCTCAAGGAGTTTATGGTGATATGGACCCAGCATATGATTTTGATAGTGAAGGACCTGGTAAAGGCGGACCTTATCAAGAATATCACGGAGAAACAGTATCTGGTGATGATGATGAATTAGAAGTTAATTTTGATGAATTTGATCCAAGAGATAAATCTTGGGAAGAAATCACACAACACACAGGAGATGATGAATTCGGATATGTTGATGAAGACATTAGAGAATCACTCATTATTCAGAAAAATAGGATAATGGAAATGATGAATCGAATGAAAGTTATAAAATAAATTGAATCCCCTCCAAGTCGAGGGGATTTTTATTTTTGGTAATATATGGATTTTCACATATTTTATGATATTTCTTATATAAATTATGTGTTATGGAAATTAAAGAAGTTATATCTTATTTTGTAAATTCTGATTCAAATATATTGGAAGTATCTTTTAGGACAATTGACGATAACGAAGATGTTTTAAGAACTGATAATATTGATTATACATTGGTTGAAGAATATGGGTTTGAACTTGAAACCATATCTTTTAACTTCTTTGATGATGAATTGTCGGAAGATTCAGAAGAGGAAACAAAAATTGAATTGGATGAAGATGAATTAATATCGTTTTTGAATGAATACTATACGGTAAATCCAAGATCAATACCAAAATCAGAGTTTTATTAAGGACCAACCCTACTAAAAACCATTGTTAAGGTTTGATTTTCACCATTGGCCCGAGTTCCCAAAAGCTTTAACTGAAGTGATTCAATTCCATCTTGCTCAATCAAGAAATTCATTGTTCTTGATGTTATATCTTTTGTAAGGTAAGTGAAATTTAATATTCCGTTATTATATGAGTTATTGCAATACACTCTATAGAATATTTCATTTGGTCTATCTCCGTATTGCCAGATATCCCTTCCATCTGGTGTCTCTAACAAATTCATTCGTACTTCCGAATAAGTTAGATGAATGTAAAAACGATTTACTACCATAGAATCAAACGGATTGGGTAAATTTTTATTCTTATATACAGATCCTGGTCTATAAAGAGAATCTCTATAATCATTTTGATTCTCACTCGTCACATCCAATAAACTCAACACATATTTTCCACTTAAAGTTAAATTTGTCCCTGTGCTGTATTTTTCACAAGAAACAAAAAAACAAATAATTAAAGATAATACAAGTATTCTTTTCATAATTGTGAAGATATTCTATTTTTATCAAAAACAAAAATATTTATTCATATGATTTTAGATATAGATTATTTAATAGAATTTTTTAGAAAACATACAACTTCATTTGAAAAAAAAGAAATTGAAGAACAAGGTGATCCTACATCTGCACCAAGTGGAGGCGGATCAGCAGGAGGATCAACAGCACCTGCAGGAAAGAGTCCCAAAAAATGGGAAACAGGTCTTACCAGAGGTAAAGCAAATCAAATTGGAAATACAAAATGGGAAAGCGGAAGAACCTTGGGAAAAACCTATATGAACGACCCAAAGTATAAATGGACATCAGGAAGAACTATGGGTAAAACTGGGGGATCTGACTTTGCTTAAATATTAAGTTAAAATAAGCCAAAAAACTTCTTTTTCTTTTTAATTTTGAATGTTCTTATTAATCCCTCAGAAATCAAATTTGTATTAACAAAATTTTTTGCAGAAATATTATTAACTTTTATAACATTTTGAAGATGAGTAAAATTTTTATATTCTAAAAAAATTTGTTCTGATTCATATGATTGATTATCTAAAGTATAATAAATTTCTTTTCCCAAAATAATTTCAGAATCTATAATTTTCTTTACCTCCATAGATCCTGAAATTACAACTGAACTTCCTGTATTATATTTCATTTTGAATTATTTTTGTACAAAGGTATTTATTTTTTATTATATAACAAACTATTTATAAAAAACTCTTTAATTGAAAAAGTGAAAAATTTTAATGAAACTTATAGTAAAATTAGATTTCTTATTGAATATGATCCAAAAAAAACTTTGCTTGAACAAACAGGCCCCGGAATAACAAGTTTTACAAACTCGGAAGATATTACCCCAAAGGAAGAAAAAAAATCTGAATTTTATAAAGAAGGATGTAGTGCACCTGAAAAAGCTATAAAACCTCCTCAAACTATGGCGGGAGAGGAAGGAATGATTCCTGGTTTTTGTTATTATCCTGTTGCTACATGGGGGGATGAAAAAAAAGTCGGTAGCATAAGTGGAATTTATTTGCCAAACGACGCAAAAATTAGTTTTTGGGATGGTATTAAAACATATAATGATGGTCTTGAGGCTACCTTTAAAAGTAATAGTTGGAAAAAACTATCAGCAACTTTTGATGGAGTTATCGAAAATCTTACAGATACATTTCCTTTAGGAACGGTATATAGCTTTAAATGGGGAGGATCAACATATCTTCCAAATGTTAGTTACAGTCCATATAAAGTTACAAATGGAAAATTCGATAGATTTTATTTTACAGGATTTTTCAATCAAGATAATGTACCCTATGAACCACCAACAATAGGCGATGATAGAAAACAATATCAAAAGTTTATTGATGAGTGGGGTAGTGTTTTACAATGGACCACAGTTATTGTTACAGCAATAGGAGGATTATTTTGTGAAGGTTGTACCTTACCTTTAGCATCTGAATTGGCGTTGGAATTTGGTATAGGAACTGCTGTTGGTATTAGAGAAATACAAAAAGGTAATGATGTTTCTGGCGTTTTTTCTATCATTACTGGATTATTACCTGCTTTAAAAAGTTTTCCGGCTTTCAGAGGTATTGACCCTAAATGGGCAAATACTTTATCAGAAAAATTTGCAAAATCTGGACTAAATTCTGGTTCAAAATTTTCTCAATATGTTAGTTTTTATAATAAACTAAACAAACCAGAAAGAGAAATTATGGCTAAGATGTTTAGAAGTGGAGATTATTACACAAAAAAAGAAATTCTTGAAGTTTTATCAAATGAAGTAAAAGAAAGATTACCAAATTTATTAGAAAAAGGATTTTTAGAAATGTGGAGAAAAAAACCAAAATTATTCAAATCGATACCGGTTTTTGAAAGATTGTGGGTGAGGGAATTGTCAACAAATGCGGCGGTAGGAACTGCAGGATATCTTATTAATTACAATTACCCCCAATTAAATTCCGCACAAAAAGAAGGATTAACTGAAGAAATGATAGATAAATTAGATAATATATATTATGTAATACCTGAAAACACACAAAAATTATTGTCCCTTAATCTTTTATCAAATCCAGAATTCGCACAGCAAATAATAAATGATCCTGAATTTAAAAAAAGCATTGAGTTTGGTAAGAATTATGTTGGAGAAAAAGGAGATAATGTTTCTAAAGGATTGATAAGTTATTTCCAAAATAAAATTACGGATTCGGTTAAAAACAATGGAGGAAAACCTATAGTTTTTGAAGAAAGTTGGTTTGAAAGTGATAAAATGGATGAAAAACAATTAATCGAATTAAAAAATCAAGGATATGTAGAAAAAGATTCTGTTCCTTTTGGGACAAAATATTCTGACATAAAATGGATTAATGATATTTATTGGATAAAACCAACACAAAAGGAAAACAAAAATTAATAAAAATGGAAAAAAAATTAATATTAGAGGTTGAAAGAATACTTGAAATAATGGGAGTTGATCCTTCTAACAACCTTATTGTTGAGCAAAACATATTCCAAAAAGTTTTAAGTTGGGCGGAAAAAGAGTTAGTAGCTAATAGGAGAAATATACCGGGTGTTTTGGATCAAGTAGCAATTAAAGGTAGAAAAGTGTCAAAAGTTATGTATGAAAAAATTCTTAAAGCGTTAAGGGGTCAAATTAAATTTTCAGATTTATCAGGAAGGGAATCATACGGTTTAGGTCAATTACTTGGAGAATTTGCAGATCAATCATCAAGTTTATATAAACAAGAAATAAGAAAAACCTTAAAAGAGTTAGAATTAACAGAAAAAGAATTAGTAGAAAAAATAAAAAATGAAATTGATCAAAATGGTGGAGATGTTAGAAAGGCACTGAGGAAAATGTTTCAAGATCCCGAAGACCCAACCGGAAATAGTGGAGAATTTTTAGCCGGATTGATGGAAATTAAAGTAGCTAAAAGAATCGATGATTTAAATTCTGGTAAATTTAGTGATGAAATATTTATTCCTGAAAATAAATGGAAAATATTAGGAAAAAATTTGGAACCTACTTTTGTTAAGGCGTTTAGAGAAATCTTTATTAAATATTATAAAAAATCACAAGATGATTTAGAAAAGGAAATTGTTAGAAGATTAGATTTAATTGAAGAAAAATTAACAAGAATTTCTCCCGATGGAAAAGTCAGACCAAAAAATATAAAAACTGATATGAGAGAATTGTTTAATATTATTGCCGCATGGAAAAAAAGTGCTGACGATGATATAGAAGAATTATTAAATTTACACATTTGGAATAATACAAAAATTCCTGAAAAAGTTAAAAACACATTAAAAAAGGCAGGGTATGTCAAAGAATTTATGAGTCATATTGATGAAGAAATTAATCGATCTGCTGGAAGTATATTTATGAATGCATTAACTGCACATGGTAAAGCAATACCTCTTTTGTCTGGAATAATCAAATCTGTTGAAAAGGACGGATATAAATATTTAAGTGGTTTGGCCAAAGATGTTGGTGAAAATTTTTTAAGGATATTTAATTATATTGCAATAAAAACACCTCAATTTCCATCTGAAATATTATCAAACGCAATAAGATCAGGAAGAAATGCAACATTAGTTGAAAAGGTACTTGGTTTTATTTTTATTCATAATGTTGCACTCCCTTGGGCGATTGCCAGTTTAGAGGCTATATATACAAATACAGAAATAAATAAATTTAATGATCAAATTGCTGTAATAGAAGAATTATGTGCCGCAGGACAACTAGAAAATTGTCCTTCTGCAGAAGAAATAGCAAAATTAAAAAACTATACTAAAGAACAATTTAATCAAAATTGGAAAGAACATGCTCCTTTATATAAATTGTTTTATGGAACCAATAAGGAACATAAGTTTTCGGATTTATTGTTTTTTACTTATTTAGACGAGGTTTATGAGTTTGGAGATAAACTTTATACATCAGAAGCTTTTGAGAAAGGTGATTACTTGGAAAACGAAATAAATAAATTAAAAGGATATCAATTAGAAGTTGATACTTGGTTAAAATCTCATGGAATTGATCCACAAGATAAAAACAAATTAGAAGAATTGAAAAATGTGGCAAATAAACAGTATAAGAATAATGAACAAAATTTTAAGCAATATTTAATTGATCAAGGTGGGTATAGTGAAGAAAAAGTTAATTCCGCTCAAAATTTGAAAGTTGGAGAAGATTATAATTTTGACGGAACAACATATCAATTTGAGCAAGGGACTTTTACTTTAAAAAAATAAAAAAGGTATTATGAAAAAAATTAATTTTAGAAAATATTTGTTAGAACAAAGTGAATGGAAAGAACTCACACCTGAAGAAAAAGAAAATGTGAAAGCTTATGCCGATGCCAGAGTTATTAGATATTTTAAAGAATTAAGTCCTGCCTACGAAGTAAGAAAAAATGGAAAATGGAAAGATGATAACGGGATAACTAGAGATAAATGGGAAAAAAAATTAAAAGGGTCAACTCCGCCTCCCACGCCTCCACCACCTGCCCCTGCAAGTGAAGAGTATTCATGTATAAACAATTATAATAAAGCTAAAAATTTTGATCCATTAACTGCGTTATTTGATCCATTAACTGCGTTAAGTGATCCTAATTTTGCAAAAGAAGAAGCAGAAGATTATAATAATAGAAAAAGTATTTATTTTTATATTCCAGGTAAAAAAATATTTCATCTTTATGATGATGAAAATAAAGAAGTAATAAAAAAAGGGACTTGGGAATGTTCAGGTAATGATTCATATACGGTAAAATGGGAAGATGGAAATATAAATTCATATGGAAATGCAGGTAGTTCTGGATCTTCAGGAACTGCAGGTAGTTCTGGAACATCAGCAAGTTTATATAAACAAGTTAATTTTACTGGTGAAGACATACTTAATAACAACGCCGAAATTAAAAAATTTATGAGAGGTGGAATTGTTAGAAAAATTCAAGATTATTTAAAAAAACTTGGATTTGGAAATGTTTCAAAAAGCGGAAGATCTGACGGTGATTATGGAGAATTAACAAAAAAGGCAGTTGAAGATTATCAAGCAAGCACAAACGGACAATTGGTAGATGATGGAATTGTGGGTGATAAAACTTGGACAAAAATGGTTGAAGATATTCTTAAAAAAGAAAAAAAGGTACCACAAGAAATTGATGTCTCTGATGAGATATCAGTTGATGATGAAGTAAATAATATTGATTATTAAAAATAGAATTATGAAGAAAATAACAATTATAGAATCAAAAGAAATAGAAAGAATTTTAAAATTGCACGATAAAGAAAAAAATGCAAAAAATAAAATTATTTTAGAACAAGCTCAATACAAAAGTAAGGCGGAACTTACTAAATTCTTTACAGATGCAAAAAACGCAGGTTGTTTAACTGATCCAAATTTGGATTTTGCCAATTTCAAAAGAATTGAAGGAGAACCTGGATCATATATTAAAGCAATTTCAAAAACAACAGGAAATGTTAAAAGAGTTTATGATGATTATACTTGGAAAGTAGTAAATCCTGAAGGAAAAGTTATAAAATCTGGAACTTGGAAATGTGATGCAAAACCACAAACTACGATCGGTTCGGTTGCAAATTCTGAAACTGATGTTGCAGATGTTGCAGCAAAATTATCAGAATATAAGAGATCAGGGTATCAAGAGTATAAAGATGTTGTACAAAAAACAAAAGCTGATGATCCTAAATTTTATCAAGTAATTGCATTTAAAGGTGTGGAAAATGACAAATTATATAGACCATTGTATAGTACGAATACTGTTGGAAAACTTGAAACTTGGCCAGTGGATTCTGAACAAAGAAAAGTTTTAGATGCCTTAAAGGGACAAGGTTATGTAATTGACCCAAGTCAAGCTGATCGTATGAGAGGTGTTTTGAAACCATATAATCCACCAGTAGATGCAAGTTTATTTCCAAACGGATTAACAGTTTATACAGATGTTAGACAAGGATCACAATCAAATGTTTCAGATTCACAACAAACATTACAATCAAGCATTGTCGGAGCTGAAAATTGTGAAAAAAATGTTCAATTATATTGGGATTCTTATAAAAACAACATTCCGTCAAGCGGATCAGATTTTGATAATTTAAAAAATGTTGTTCAGGCATGTGCAAACCAAAATATGTATAGATGGAAAAATATTGGAGGAGTTCTTGGTATTGGTGGAGGTGCAAGACATCTTGACAACATTCTTGAAGTAATGACCAACAAACGTAATGAATATGAAAAAACGAGACTTCCTGGTAATGGTACTCCTTGGGCATTAAATGCACCAAGAAGACAAGGAAGAGGAAGATAAAAACCAAATGGTTCGATTACTCTAAATAAGAGTATAAATTTTAAAACAAAAAAGGGGGTGTTCTAAAATTAAAAAAGAAGGGTTATTTACCCTTCTTTTTTTTATAAAAAAACTAAACCACCCGAATAATAACTATGAAGTTTTAAATATATTCATATATTTATTGTTATGGAAAAAACTTTTATTTATGGATTAGTAAGTAAAACAAATCCGAATGTTATTAGATATATTGGTAAAGCGGATGATCCTGAGAATAGAAAAAAAAGACATATACATAACACAAAGTATAATTCAAAAATCAATAAAAAATTGACTCACAAAGATTATTGGATTATAAATGAAAATTATGAAATTGATTATGTTATTTTAGATGTATGTAATAAAAATGAATGGCAAGAAAAAGAAAAATATTATTTATCCAAATTTGATGATTTAACAAATACTTCTGAAGGAGGGATGGGAGGATCTGGTATTATATATTCAATGACTTATGATGAAACTAAAAAATGGGTCAAATTAAATTTAAATACTGCTTCGAAAAGTAATTGGTATCAAAATATAAAAAATCTTCCTGATTTTATACCGTCAAATCCTAGAGAAGTTTATTTAAAAAAAGGGTGGATTAGTTGGGGTGATTTTTTGGGGACAAATAAGGTTTGGGATAATTTAGTCACTTATTTTCCATACGAAGAATCAAAAAAAATAATAAAAAAATTATTCATTAGTTCGGGTGCTGAATACAAAAAATTGGCCAAAGAAAAAAAAATACCAAATGGTGTTCCTAACAGACCTGAAAGATACTACAAAAAAAGAGGATGGATTAGTTGGGGTGATTTCTTAGGGACAGGAAGAATAGCAAATCAATATAAAAAAAGGTCAGATTAATTCTGACCTTTTTTTATTTATTTCCTCTTTATGATAATTTCATCAATCAGTCCGTAATCTAAAGTTTCTTGAGATGAAAACCAAAGATCTCTATTGGCGTCAATTTTTATTTGATCCGATGATTTTCCACAATATTCGCCAAGGAGATTAAATATTGTATCATTGATTTTTGTCCATTCCTCAAAGTTTACTTTCGCATCTGCATAAGTCCCTTGAAATCCTGACGATGATTGGTGTATCATTGTTCTCGAAAATTTTAAAGAACTTCGTTTTTCTTTTGTACCTGATCCTAAAAGAACTGCACCCATTGACGCACACATACCAACATTTATTGTTCTAACATCGCATTTAATATAATTGATAACATCAATCATACTCAATCCAGATTTAATACTTCCACCACCAGTATCTAAATGTATTGTAATATCTGTTTTATCTGTATTATCTAAAAACATCAATTGAGCTTGAACTACGGTAGACATTCCATCATCTACCGGCCCTGCAGCCCATAAAATTCTATCTCTGAGTAATCTTGAGAAAATATCCATTTGGGTTACCCTCATTTCTCTTTCTTCCAAAATATATGGAGTCATAGACGATTCAATTTGCTTACCATAATAATCTAAATTAGAAGATGGTTTGCCCAAATGTTTAACAAAATAATTCTGAAAATCTTGTCCTACTGTCATAATATATGTTTTTTACAAAAGTAATAAATCAATTTTTAATAAACAAAAGAATTTTGAAAATCATTCCAAATATTTTGGATTGTTATGTTTTCATTGATCAATGTCGGAGCAAATGGAGTATGTCTCATTTTCATTTTTGCTTCTTCAGGAGTTCGATCTCTTTTTTTCAAATTACATTTAAAACAAGAAGTAACCAAATTCATCCAATTATTTTTTCCACCTTTTGATTTTGGAATAACATGATCTAATGTTAGATCCTTTTTTGATCCGCAATATATACATTCATGTCCATCTCGTTTGTAGATCCTATTACGGTTTGCACGAAGGGTTCTTGTATGATATTTGATATAGTTTAATAACCTTATGATTACAGGTCTTACATAGGTCTTAAAACCACATACAATAGGGTTCTCATCAGACTTAACAATCTCGGCTTTACCTTTATCAACTAATATGAATCCCCGCCGATATGTAGTTACATTTAGGGGTGTATAATCAAAATTTAGAACTAATACTCCCATTTAAACAATTTTTACAAAAATAGGTTATTTTTTCATATAAAAAAAGGGTCAAATTTTTGACCCTTTTTAATATACTAACAATTTAGTAATAGTTTATGGTTCGAGATTTTCCAAGTCTCATTACATCCGAATTCTCATATTTTTTCGTAATTCCCAAAAGACACACTATTTTGTCTATATTCATAATAATAAATATCACAAAAAAAATTGGAAAATCCAATTAAAAATTATTATATTATTACGACAAATATAGTATATGAAATTAATTTTGTTAAATGTCTTACTTGGTTTAAGTTTTTTATCTTATTCACAACACACTCAACCAAAACGAGGTGAAAAATGGATAAGAGCAGGATTATTTGTGTCGTCAATTGCATTTGATGCTGTTAGTGATGGACTGTGTGATAATAAACAAAAAATGTTATCAAAGTCATTTAAAGTTGCGTCAATAGGAACTTTGTTAGTTGTTCCTTTATTTACAACTATAAATAAAAGAAAAAATTTTGAATATGTACTTGAATTTGCATTAATGAGATACGCTTTATTTGATGATGTTTATTCGGTAACTCGTGGATATATGCCATTTACCTCATATTCAGGTACGACAAGCGTTCAAGACAAATTAATACGAAGAGTCCCAACAAGCCTTATAGTGATGAGTAAATTTGTTTCTCTTGGAGTTGCATTTCACATAAATGATCATATTCATCACGATAGAAAGGTTCGTAAAAAATAAACATTTTTATTTTTTATTTTTTTTTCTTATTTTTGTTAAAATTAAAAATTATGATTTGGTTTATTTACATTGTTAGTATCGCTTATTGTATATGGAGGATGGCGAAAGGTTATAAAAGAACTTTTGGTTCAGGAAATCCAATTGGTCCGACTCCTGGTCTTGAAACTCTATTTATTATTCCTTTTGCACCAATTTTGGCGGCAGTTGATTTAAGTTTAACTTGGATCAGGTTGTATATGAAAGCAGAAGAAACAAGAATAGATAGAGATAAAATTTTTTAATATGTCACACCCAAATTTGCATGCAAAATCTTCCGCAAAGAAATTTGGTGGAAAACCAGAAGACTATATTCATCTACACGAATGGTTAGATGAAACCAAAAGTTGGTTTGGAGATTCACTTCACAGGATGTTTAGGCATCATAGTGAAGGGATCTTTGAAATGGAAAAAAGGTTTGGAACAGAATTTAAAAACTCTGATGGGAAAATAGTTTATACAAGATATGTTGGTGAGCAACATGTTAAAGAAGATTGTAATAATTATATTCCTTGTGCCAAAGAATGGATAAACAATATATCGGAAAATAATAGACCGATGTGGATGTTGAGAACGGTTAAATTAGAGTTCGAAGACTGATATTTATATTTATGAAAACATTATTAGATCCAGAAGAAAAAAAATATTTAAGAGTTATATCAAACTACCTTAACTCATTGGGAATGAGAGAGGGAACAGTTGATTTTGATGTTGATTATGGTGATTTGTTTAGACCAGAAGAGATAAATTGGAAACAAATAACACATTTTTCAAACAATTATAGAGCAGAAATACCCGACAAATTGATTCCAATTTTTCAAAAAATTTTTCATCTTATATCAAACAGATTTGACACTCCAACAGTAGAAAGTATAAATTGGGAAAATATTTCTCTTGAAATCGATACGGAAGAAAAAGTTGTGAGAATTAACCATAATTGGAGTTATACAACAGAAGGAGAAACACGAGTAACCGAATGGGATTATACTGAAGATGAAGATGTAGCTAAAATGTTCAAAGATCTTGAAGAAGGAGATCCAAGTTTGGATAAAATTTTAACATTAAAATATGACGGTGGTGGAGATAGTGGATATATTGAAGATTTTTTTGATAATGGAGATTCGATTCCTGCCGGTATTGAAGATTGGTGTTATGAAAAATTAGAAAGTTTACATGGAGGATGGGAAATCAATGAAGGATCTTTTGGATCTTTTGAATTTGATTTTAATGATAAAAAAATTACCCTTTATCATACAGAAAATTATAATGAAGATGAAGGTAATACAATATACGAAGAAAGTTTTGCAAAATAGATAATACTTAACTATGAAAAAAACCTGAACATCGTAAATTGAGTTCAGGTTTTTTTGTTTATATAAAATACTATTCGTAAATTTGTAAAACAATGGCCCCGTCGTCTAATGGTTAGGACGCTACCCTTTCACGGTGGAAATTTCGGTTCGACTCCGTGCGGGGCTACAAATGGAGAGATGGCAGAGTTGGTCTATCGCGCTTGACTTGAAATCAAGAGATCTTGAAAGGGATCCGTGGGTTCGAATCCTACTCTCTCCGCCAAATGGTGACTGTGGTGTAATGGTTAGCACGAATGATTGTGGTTCATTTAGTCAGGGTTCGAGTCCCGCTGTCACACAAATAAAATTTAATGTTATGGTAGTATTATTGATTGTATTAGTTAGTTTTTTGATAGCAATACCTTTGGCCAAAGAAATGGCAGAAGTTTATGGAGACGATGACCCATTTACTAATTGGAGAAAAAAAGATTAATATGAAAGTAAAAGTTATAAAAGATAGTACAGACATTTTTCCTCATTTGTATGAAGGATCGGTAATACAGAATGTTGAAACCAAAGGTGATAATTATTATGGTGTATTTTCATCATTTATGGGTTCATATTATGTTGAAATTCCAAAAAAAAGATGTAAAAAATTAAAAGATGAAACTAAAAAAAGTAAGAACATTTTCGGAAGCTGGCAAAGACCCAAGAGTTGATTCCATTTTCAGTGAAATTGATAATTTTGAAGATAATAAACCTGACTATTGGATAAATTTAAAAGAGGGTTATATTTGCAAATCTATGGATTGTGGTATAATTCATGAAAGGACTGTTAAAAGATGTTTATGGTTATTAAATAATGATGTAATAAAAAAATAAAATATGAAAGCAATATTAGAATTTAACCTTCCTGACGATCAACAAGAATTTAATTTGGCAAATAGCGGTCTTAAATTTTGGAGTGTTCTTTGGGAATTAGACCAAGAATTGAGAGCAAAAACCAAATATGCTTCCGATGATCTTCCTCAAGACAAATATGATGCATATCAAGAAGTTAGAGATAAACTTTATGAACTAATGTCAGAAAGTAATCTTAGCTTTGATATGGTAAGATAAGGAATATTGGTCAGATACCCAAGTGGTTTAAGGGGCTTGTTTGCAAAACAAGTATTCGTCGGTTCAAATCCGACTCTGACCTCAAAATTGGAGTATAATTCAGTGGTAGAATGTCATTCTGATACGATGAAAGTCGGTGGTTCGAGTCCACCTACTCCAACTAAAATAAAAAAATATGAAAAAACTATTATTCATTATGTTTTTGGTCCCAATTTTTTCTTTGGGTCAAGAAAAAATCAAATTTACTGCGGCAGGCATAACTTGTTCGATGTGTTCAAGCGCAATTCATAAATCACTCCAAACTGATAAATCAATCATTAAAATTGATCCAAATTTAAACACTCAAGAATGGTATGTTGAATATAAATCAGGAGAGTTCAATGTAGAAAACCTCACCAAAAAAGTTGAGGATGCTGGATTCAGCATAGAAAAAATTTACTTGAATGATAAACTTATTTTTGACAGAAAAAATAAGAAAAAAAAGAAATGAAAAATTTTTTAAAAAAAATTGTAACTTTCCTTAAATTAGTTGAAGAAAAACGACTTGAATATATGGAAAAGTCCGGTTGGGGAAAATTATAACACGCGTGCGTAGCTCAATTGGTAGAGTACTGGTCTCCAAAACCAGGAGTTGTAGGTTCGAGTCCTACCGTGCGTGCAATTAGTCAGGTGGCGGAATTGGTTAGACGCAGTGTAAAGTGTTACCGATGTAGATAGGTAACTGGTCACGCAGCGAGATAGCGTACACTTTCTATTACAGGTTCGAATCCTGTCCTGACTACATAATGAGAAATATTGTATAAATAAAAGTTTATTAATACAAAAAAATTGATTAACTTTAATTTATTAGTATTTATCATAAAAGTTTTTGTTTAATACAAAAACATAAAAATTAAAAAACCAAATATGTCAAAATTTTCAGAAAAAGTTTCAAGTTTAAACCATAAAGTTGTTTATGGTGTTTTAGTTGTATTATTGTTATTATCCTTTGGATACATTTATTATTCTAATAATAAAAGTACTAAAATAATCCACGAAAAAGAGATACAGTATCTCCAAATAGATTCTTCTAAAGATGTATTGCAGTTGCAATATGATGAATCTATTTTAAAGTTAAATTATCTAACTAGTCAAAATTCTGGGTTGGATAGTATTGTTAAAAGAAAAACAAAAGAATTAAACATTTTGAAAGATCGTATTAAAAAAATAATACATAAACAAAATTTAACAAATTCAGAATTTCGTAAAGCTCGTAGATTAATTCAGGTACTTAATGAAATGATAGAAGATTTATCTAAAGAAAATGATAAATTAAAACTTGAAAATCATAAATTATCAGAAGAAAAAGAAGTTCTTATTGTTAAAAACAATGAACTTGAAAAAGTTCTATTAAAAACTGAAGAAGAAAAGAAAGTAGCAGAAAATAAAGTTGATATTGGAAGTACTCTTTCTGTTTCAGATATGAAAGTTATTGGAATTAATGTTAAACACAATAAAAAAGAAAAGATTACAGATAAATTTCAAAAAATAGATAAATTAAATTTATCATTTAATGTTAATGAGAATAAAATATCTAATAGCGGTACAAAAGAAATTTTCATTATCGTAATCAATCCTTTAAATAATGTTATTTTAGATAAATCTTCATCAGGATCATTTGTTACCAGAGAAGAAGGTGAAAAAGAATATACAATAAAAACAGCTATTGATTATAGACAAGGAGCAATACAAAAATTTTCATTTGATATTAATTTGAATGAAAAATATGTTGACGGTGTTTATAAAGTAAAAATCTATGAAAATGGATTTAAGATCGGAGAAAGTAATATATCTCTAAAAGATAGAAAAATATTAGGTATTTTATAAGTTATAATAAATAATATTAAAATGGTCATCAAATTTGGTGACCATTTTTTTTAAATAAAAAAGTCAGACATTTCTGTCTGACTCCAAAACCTAATTACAAAAAAGTTACTTCTTTTTTGAAAAGATAGACCAGGTTGCACCAACAAATGTAATCGCACCGCCCAATAGTTCTTGAACCATAACATCATCAGCATATCCTTTAATTACAAGAATACCTCCAATGAATGTAAATGCGTGTCTAACGATACCTAAAAGTTGTTCTTTTGTCATTTTTTTTTATTTAATGGTTTATGATAACTATAAATATCTTTTAACTAATCTAATTAATGTTTTTTATAAGGATTCCTCTAAATTAAATTAGGGGGATTTTTTTTTGATCATAAAATTATTTTTTTTATATTTGTATGTAAAATATGGTCCCGTAGCTCAATAGGATTAGAGCAACACTCTTCTAAAGTGTAGGTTTTGTGTTCGAACCACAACGGGATCACAAAAAATTTTTTATAAAAATTGACTAATGCCATAATTAGTCTTATATTTATAGTACATAACACACATTAAAATTAAAAAACACAATTATGAAAAAAGTCCTTGCATTGTTATCTATCGTGGCTCTCGCATCTTGCGGAGGAGCATCTACTTCTACTGAAGCTAAAGATTCTACTATTGTTGATTCTGTTGTAGTTGCAGATTCAGCTGTTGTTGCAGATTCAGCCGCAGTTATTGTTCTTGACACAGTACAACCTGTAAATGGTGATGCTAAAGAAGGTATCAAACCAGTGAAATAATTAAAAGTTATCACACTAATACACCCCTAGCTTATTGATAAGTTGGGGGTTTTTATTTTAGTAGTGTTTTAATTCTATCTACATCTTTAATAATTCTTTTTTTGTTTCTATTTTTTTTGTCAGATTCCGAAATTCCAAATATTGATGACAATTTATTAATAAATTTATCGATATTTGATCCTGAAGGAGTTTCATTAGAGTCTGTTGATTCTGTATCTGATGATTCTGTATCTGATGATTCAGCATCATAGTCTGATCCAATTGATGAAGTATTGTCTGTAGTATTTGAGACATGCACATGATCATCGTGACCTGGAAATCCGAATGTTAATACCGCTTTAGGGTGTGAAGATCCTTCAGCATTTTTATTATATCCCATACTTATTAAAGCGTTAACAAATTTATTAACTATTTCTTTATTTGCAGGACTAACCGCTTTTCCGTCTATAAAATCTATATCAACGGCATTATTGGCCCAATGTCTACTTATATTTCCACTTTTAGCAAATTTACCATGTCCTGTTTTTGCATAATCAATTGTCACATTAACTCCCGCAGCTTTAGCAGCAGTTTCAATATCGTCTAATAGTGGTTTATTAATTTTGTCTTGTTTTGCTTTGTTTGAAAATTTCATTGTTGAATAACTTGTTTCTGAAGGAGAAACCAATAATTCAGAAATGATTTTTTTATTTTCAGATAATTCTGAATACAAAGAAAAAATATTTTTTAGTTTATTATCCATATAACTAATAAATACATTAATTAATAAAAAAACCGAGTTTCCTCGGTTTATCTATTAGAATTATAATTCAAAATTTTTTTTTCTAACGGTTTGGGTATTTCTATTTTAATTTCATCTTTGGTTGATTCTGAAATTATTTTTTTCTTTTCTTGGTTGACAATAACGCCAAATTTAATCCATTTATACCATATTCTTTCGTGTATATAATATTGGATTGGTTTATATAATAATTCCGCAATACCAAAAGCTGCTCCTATTTTGAAGTTTCCTGAAATCCACCACATGGCTAAAAAACCAACTCCTGTACTAACTATTCGATAACTAATTGTTTTTGCAATGTGTCTTTTGTAAGATATTTTTGTTTGATTCATATAATTTTATAAGATGGTCGGCAGTTGGTGGGTAAAATACCTAGGAGCTAGCATCCGTTTACTGCTGCAGACAGTTACACCAACTTGACCACCACGCGTTAAAAATAGATAATATCAGTAGGAGATTCGTCATCACCAGAATGAATAAGATCTTTAGGATCAGTCATAAGATACATTATTTTACGCAGTTTATTTATTATTAATTATCAATAAAATTTTTTTTATTCATTTCATTTATTGATATTCTTCCCATCCTCCAATCTAACCAAGTGTCCATATTTTTTAAATTTTCTAATGTTTTTTCGTGAACTAAAATAAATCCTTCAGGAGCAACGCCATCATATTTTCTAATATGGCTCTCTTGCGTTATGATTTTTTTTATATCAATCATTTTTATTGAATTTTTCGGATAACCAAAATGAAATTTTAAGAATTATGACTATGATTATAGCCAGTGTTGAAAGTCCAAATAATAAATTAATGATTTGATTCCAAATACTCATTATTTAATATTTTGATTATTTTATCTTTTATTCCAAGTTGTTTTAATCCTTCACTACTTTTAGTTAAAACAAACTTATCATTACCTGAATCTAAATAATGACCAACATCAAGATCGTCAATTACGACATAATTTGCAAATTGAAAATGTTTTAAAAACAGATCAATTTCATGAGATCTATTTTTTGTTAAATTTCCAAAGCTAATCGGACTGTTTTTGTAACCATCCTTGGAGACTTTATAACTCCGTTATTTTGAAAGATATTATGTAATCTAATTAGGTCCCAGTGAAATCTCCAATCTGAACTTAAAACAATTTCTGCATCTGTTTTGTTTAAGATTTCATTTAATATTTTTACACATTTTTTATCAAATGGATATGGAATATTATCTTCGTAAGCCCACTTATTTTTTTCTTGAAACTTTTTACGATTCATCATAAATTGTTTATCAGTTGCAAGAACTCCATCAATGTCTAAAAAAATTATTTTTGTCTTTTTCATACAAACACAAATATAAGTATTTATTATTGGATTACAAATCTTTTAGATATAAATTATAAATTTTAAAGAATGGAAGATGGAGAAAAACAGATCGACATGGAGGTCAATTTTTCAAGACAACCTCTCACAAGTATTTTTAATGGTAGCTCTCTTCTTAAATCCATTTGGATTCGATGTAATTCAATATTCTCTAATATTATGGACAGGAAGTTTATGGAAAGCGAACTTCGTTTTGTATTGTTTTGCGGGAGTGTTCTTTGGATTGTATATCTACTTTCGCAGATTGTCTAAAAAAAATTAAAGAGCTTTTAATTCACCTTTTTTAAAGGCATCAAAATTTGGTCCTTGAACCAAAAGATATTTTCCTCCTGATTTTCTATAATTTAATATTCCTGCATTCTTTGCAGATGCAAAAAAACCGGCAAAATGACCCCTTAAATCACCTGAAGTTCTCCAACTGTGATTAGTGCCTTTAATTCTATATATAGGGTTATTATTATCATCATTTTTTCTTTCAAGTTTACCTATATCAACAAGAAAATCTAATTTGGTTCCAACAGTGTTATCATTATCTAACCAATCAACCAATTTTTTAATCAAACCTTTGTTTTTTCCAAATGTATATCCATAACTTATTCTATTTGGGTTCCAAACTTTAGTGGTTCCTGCAACTTTTTGAACAAGTTTTGGGTTGTTTTTAATGTGAAATAAAATTTTATTTACAATATTTCTTCTAACTCCAAAAGAGGTATAAGATGGATCTTCTTCAGTAAATCTATATATTTCATTTATATTCCAATCTTCTAAACCAAGATCCATAAAATAATCTACAGGAATATATTCTTCATTTCCTTGAAAACTTATTTCTACTTGAAATGATTTAAATGATTGAACTTCATTTTTTACTAGTTTATAATTTAAATAAATTATATATTCATCAATCAAATGGTCTGATATATATATTTTGACTTTCCCTTGAGAATGTCCAAACCCAAGATCTGTAATATTTTCAAAACCACTTACAATTACTTTTAAAGTTTGACCGGACTTTAAATAATTTCTTTCTTCGCTTTCATTTGTTCCAAAATTATTGAAGGTTTCAGTTAAAAACTTATCTACGTTAGATAAACTATTTTTTTTATTGTCTTCTATAATAGAATTTATAACTTCAGGAAATGCATATTTAAGGATTTTAATTTCTTTTTCTGTTAAAGATTTATCTTGAGAATCCCAATAAGTTATATCTCCTCTATTACTAAAATGAACCGCTACTTTGGAAAATTCTCGATCTGTTGAATTTTTTTTATCAATAATAAAATATAGCGCTTGATTTCCTTTAGTATATCTTTCGAAATGACCAGATCCTTTTTGTGTTACGCACCATTTTGTGTTGGAACCGTATTTACAAGAAGCTTCTTCAGTTTCTGGTTTTATAACTAAAAACTTATCATCTTCGTAAATTTTGTTGGCTTGTTTTTCTAATTCTTTTTCTTTCTCTTTTTCTATGAAAGGTTTTAATGCGGTATCTAATTCAGTAAAACTATTGTATTGATTAATGTCTTTCTTTTTTAATTGAGATTGGTATTTGTCAAAATCTTTTACTAAACCAACAGCAACATCAACCATCATATCAATATCTGAATGGATATCTAAAGCCTTTAAAATAAAGTCAGTGTATTTGTGATTGAAATCTTGTAAATCAGAAATCCCTAAAACATCGTCTAACACTTCATCATCAAACTTGTCTGAATACTTTTTCTTTAAATCTTCTTTTCTACCCTCCTTCAATAAAATGGACATAAATTTCATATGTTATAAATATAACATCACTTCATAAGTAATTGAACCAATAAAATTAAAAGTGCAAGAAAGATAGAGATAACGGTTTTTAGGGTAAATTCTTCTTTGAAGAGAATTACTGATAATAATGTGAATACAAAAACACCAATTGCAAATCCAATCAATCGACTTGGCCATATTTCTCCTCCAAATCCTTGAACAAGAAAACTTACAGATTTAATAAATAACCAACTTGTTGGTATGCTAGTTAATAAAATAACCCACATGTATTTTCCATGCCAATTATATTTTATTCCACCTTGTAATTGCATAAAAGAACATAATTGACCAAGAAAGCCAAACAAAACACCGTAAAAAATTTTAATAAGATCCATTTGTCTCAAATATAGTAAAAATTTGAGACAAAAAAAGATAATGGTGGAGGTGGCGGGAATCGAACCCGCGTCTTTCCTGTTCAACAATAAGTCACTACAAGTTTATTTTATTGGTTCTCAACAAACAAATAGAAAGTTCTTATTTTTCCATCAGAACTCACAACTGTGGTCGGTTCCTGTTAAATTGGATTGAACCGAAAACATCTCCCGACAAATTCTCTGAACTAAATCACGTGGTATTTGTCAAACCTCATGGACTTCTGTTCCAAGGTATATGTCCTTACCGACCCGTAGTTGTTCTGTACGATTAAGCACCAACAACAGCTTCTTCTCTTGTTAAACCAAGAGCAGCAAGCTTAGCAAATGTATTGCCTGTTATTTTTACCACCGATGTTTAAAGTCGTAGATGACATCCGACTACTTGCGACCTATTCCTGATACCTGAAATCGAAACCTGTCACCCCCATATGTTAAAGAACTTTATCAAAGGTAAGTATAAATATGGATATTTCAAACAAAATCTCTATTTATATAAAAACTGATATTTTGGCGTTAATACTTGAAGGAAAAAAAGAAGAAGTTGCAGAAAAGCTCAAACAAAAATTTGAGTATGACAATAGATTTATTGATTCTGTATTGGGTCTTGATCCTACAGGATACAAGTATATTGATTATTTGGAAAAACAACTTGAAAAATGGATCCCTGAATTATCCGGTGACAAGGGGGGATTAAATTATTTACAAGGACAAACTCTTTATAATGTATTTGAAGATATCATTCCTTGGTTTCACAATAGTTCAGGTCGTATTACTCCTGAATTTTTAAAACAAGCAAGAGATAGATACATTATTGCGATGGATAGGGATGTTGAAAATTTTGATAAAATATTAAAATCGCCAAAAGATATTACAAATTATCATCCATTTTTTATTCAAACATTAAAAAATGTTGTAGAAGAAAATAAAAGTAATAAAGAAAAAGAAAAAAACGCCAAATCACAAGTTGAAAAATTATATGAGGATGACAAATATTTGATTTTAAAGCCAAAAACTTATGAAGCTTCGTGTTATTATGGTGCAGGAACTAAATGGTGTACCGCATCAAAAGATAATAAAGAACATTTTAGAAAATATTCAAGAGAAGGTGAATTGTATTATTTTATAGATAAAACTAACAGTAATAAAATAGCTTTACACAAAGATGGGTCAGATAAAGAAATATTTGATATGTATGACCATAAAATAACTTCAGCTGTTTTATTAGACGACTTTCCATTAGATATTACTGAAGAATTATTAGGAGGTGGATTGTTAAAAGTTCTTTTAGATTATGCAAAAGGAAATGCGCTTAGAAGTGATGTTTTATCTGCTGGAGAAATGATAAGAAATGTAATTCCTGATAAACCATTAGGTAAAAGTCAGGTGATTATTGATTTTGAATCAGATGAGGATTTTTTCTCTTTGATTGGTGTTGATGAAGACGATTCTAATTTTGCTGGTTGGGTGACTTCAACAGGTAATAGTTGGGATTTTACGGATTCGTATCAAATTATGGAAGACTTTAAAGAGGGATATAATGTTTATGGTGATATAGATGAAGAAAATATGGAAAAATTAAAACTTATTTCGACTTTGATAATGGGTGGAAAAAAATTTGATTTAACTGACGATAATTTTAAACAAGAATTATCAAAAAAACTTGTAGATCTATTTCCAAAGGAAATGGATCGCATAATAGGTGATTGGGAAACGGAATATAACTACATGATGAATCAATCTGCTGATAAAAAAATTACAAAAGATGTAGAAGAATATTTGAATCGTTTTGGGTTTAGTGTTAGGTCCCAATTCCAATCTATTTCTACAACAGTAGGGAATTTAATAATGTGGTATGTTAGATTGAGTAAAGAAAAATTAGATTTGTATAGTTTAATGAAAAATATATTTGAAACTAATAAAAATACTATTGGGGGATGGGTTGAAGATCAATATTCGTTTGAAGATTACGAATTTTTTGATAATACTTCTTTTAATAATGAAGTAACAAGACAATTTGATAATATTATTGAGAAAGTAGAAGACAATTCAGATAAAGCGGGACTTAGCATCAAAGATTTTATTGATATGGTAGAAAGAATCCAAAATAAATTCCCAACAACAAAAAATTGGACAAAGTTACCAAAAAATAAAAACTTTTCTTATAAAATTGAAGGGTTTGATCTTGATACAATGAAAATAATAGTTTTAGTGAATCATCCTGAAAAAGGAATAAAAAAGATAATGTTATCTGAACAAAACTTTTATAATCTATTATATCAGCCTGAATTATTTGAATTTGGAGAAATATAAATTTTTGTTTATATTTGTCCTATGACTCAAAATATAGACTTTCTTAAAGAAGTATTAAGTATACCTAGCAAGACATATAGAGAAGAACTTATGGTTCAATATCTTGTTAAATGGCTCACGGAAAATAATATCGAACATTTTGTAGATGAACATAAAAATGTTTATGCTACTAAACAAGAATCTTCCGTAATTCCTGAAGATTTTTATTTTCCTTGTGTAGTATCCCATACCGATACGGTACACGACATATGTAATATTAATATTGATGAAGAACAATTATATAACGCTCAAGGAGAATTAAAATTATCATTAAAGGCTTATGATAATAGTGGAGATCCAACAGGAATTGGTGGAGACGATAAATGTGGAGTTTTTGCTTGTTTAACTTTACTCAAAGAACTTCCTTATTTGAAAGCGGCATTCTTTGTATCTGAAGAAACAGGATGTCACGGATCCAAAAAAGCTAAAGAAGAATTTTTTAAAAATGTTGGATATGCTATTCAGTTTGATGCACCTGAAAATTGGATGATCACAGAAAAATGTTTTGGACAAGTTCTATTTGATAGGGATTCTGATTTCTTTCAAGCTTGTGATAAAGTTCTTACAGAAGGTATGATCAAAGAAGATATGCAATATATGGTTCATCCATATACCGATGTATATGCGTTAAGAGGAAAATTTGATTTTTCTTGTATAAACTTCTCAATAGGATATTATGATTATCATACTCGGAATGAATATGTTGTTGTTGAGGATGTATTTAACGGAATTGAAATGGGTAGAAGAATGATTTCAGAATTAGGGCATAAATTACATTATAAAAAATCCGTTGGTTATGAATGGAAAAGACCAATTTAATAAAAAACAATAAAAAAGGGAAGATTAAATCTTCCCTTTTTTATTTATCTACCCTTTTTAACCACTTTAATTTCATCACCATCAACTTTTATGTTGTAGGTTTTACCTTCAACCATCTTGCCAGTTAACACTTCTTCAGATAGAAGATCTTCAATCTTATCTTGAATTGCTCTTTTCAATGGACGAGCTCCATACAATTCATCAAACCCAACTTTTGCCAAATAATCTACCAATGTTTCATCATAGGTAATTTTGTATTTCATTTCACCAAGACGAGATACCAACTTTTTCAGTTCTATATCAGTAATTTTCTTGATGTCTTCAGAACTCAACGAATTAAATACAATTGTATCATCAATACGATTTAAGAATTCGGGTGAGAAGAAATTTTTCATTTCTTTCATCAGGATTTGTTTCTTAGCTTCTTCATTTCCATAAGTGTTACTTGAGAAACCAATACCTGTTCCGAAGTCTTGTATCTTTTTAACCCCTAAATTAGAGGTTAAGATGATCAATGTGTTCTTAAAATTGATCTTGCGACCCAAACTATCAGTAACATGCCCATCATCCAAGATTTGAAGAAGAATAGTGAAAACATCTTTATGAGCTTTTTCAACTTCATCAAATAGAATTACAGAATATGGTTTGTTTTTAACTTTCTCGGTTAACATTCCACCTTCTTCATATCCAACATAACCTGGAGGTGCACCTACTAATTTGGATATTGTATGTTTTTCTTGATATTCACTCATATCCACGCGGATAAGTGAATCTTCACTACCAAACATTTCTTTTGCTATTTGTTTTGCCAAATAGGTCTTACCGACACCTGTTGATCCAAGGAACACAAATGATCCTATTGGACGATTTGGATCTTTAATACCTAATCTATTTCTACGAACTGCTTTTGCAATTTTGATAACTGCTTCATTCTGACCAATAACCTTATCCATAAGAGATTTATCAAGATCCAAAAGAGCTTTGGAATCATCAACACTCATTTTACTTACAGGAATTTTAGTCATATTTGAGACAACATCATAAACATCCTCAATAGATATTTTTTGTTTGTCTTTGGTCATTTGTTCTTCAAACTTTGCCTTTTCTTGTTCAAGTTTGTTTAAAAGTTTCTTTTCTTTATCTCTTAACTCTGCTGCCTGCTCATAGTTTTGTTTTTTTACAACATCAATCTTGAGTTGTTTGAGTTCAGCCGCTTTTCTTTTTAATTCTTCAATTGTTGGTGGTACTTTTAATTCTGTTTGCATCCTTGCACCTACTTCATCAAGAATATCAAATGCCTTATCGGGGAATTCACGATCTGTGATGTATCTATCGGCAAGTTTAACACAAGCATCAATAACTTCATCAGAATAAGACACCTTATGAAAACTTTCATATTTGTCCCTCACATTTTTCAATATTTGAATTGTTTCATATACTGATGAAGGTTCAACTATTACTTTTTGAAATCTTCTTTCCAAAGCGCCATCTTTTTCAATATTTTTTCTGAATTCATCAAGTGTTGTTGCTCCGATACATTGAAGTTCTCCACGAGAAAGTGCAGGTTTAAATATGTTTGAACCATCCATAGAACCTGCAGAATTACCGGATCCAACTAAAGTATGGATTTCATCAATAAAGATAATAATATCAGGATTTGCTTGAAGTTCTTCAATTATTACTTTCATTCTTTCCTCAAATTGTCCACGATATTTTGTACCAGCAACAACTGAAGTTAGATCAAGATTTACAATTCTTTTATCAATCAAATTTCTTGGACATTCTCCACTTACAATTTTCATTGCTAAACCCTCAATGATTGCAGTTTTACCACAACCCGGTTCACCGATGATAATTGGATTATTCTTTTTTCTGCGAGATAAAATCTGTGCGATTCTTAAAATCTCACGATCTCTACCAATAACAGGGTCAAGTTTACCTTGTTCTGCTAACTTATTTAAGTCTCTGCCAAAATTATCCAATACGGGTGTGGTACTGTCTGAATTTTGCTTTTGTTTTTTGTTGGTTGTTTTTTCGTCGTCGTCCATTAGTTCATTCATGTGTTATAATTTTTACAAAGATTCATCAAAATTTGGACATTGCCAAATAGTTTGACAAATTGTCGTAGTTTATTTTTATTGTATGTCATTATGACATTATTTTAATTTTGAAAAGATCAAATTGACAGATAGCTCCTGTCGGCATCAGAGTTGATTGTACAAATATAAATAATAAACATTAAATAAAAAAATTAAAAACTATGATTTACAAAAATTCAAATTTTGACAAAATGTTTGATTCTATTTTTAATCAATCACCATTAATGTCTGTAAAAACTTACTCTAATCTTAAAGAAGAAAGTGATTATGAAATAAACTACACCAAAGATGGTGCGTATCTAAATTTAGATGTTCCAGGATTTAACAAATCAAATTTGAAAGTAGAAATGGAAAACGGATATATCTTTATTGAGGGTAAAAGAGAATACAAACTAAATGGTGAGGAAGTTTCAAGGAACATCTCCAAAAAATTTCAAATTGGTGATGGTTATAAGTCAGAATCTGTTGAAGCAACCATTGAGGATGGAGTTCTTACAGTATTTGTTCCCAACTATAAGAAACAGGAAAAAAAGAGAATTAGTTTACTTTAAAATAAAAACCCTCCAATCGGAGGGTTTTTATATATCCAAACATTTTAAATTACCGTCTTTACCATACCCAAAATTATATTTGTGGGCATCAACTAATGTTTCGTGACCAACTACATTTTCTATTGCTTTTTGACATTCTTTAAATAATTTAAACCACTTAATAAATAAATTATATCCTTCAACATTATGGTTTTTTAATTCAGTTGCAATATGTGTAATTGTTTTTTGATCATCTTCATAGTTAGTGTATATATCAGTAATGTCTCTTCCAAATGCACCATCTTCAAAATCTGTAATTCCTGATTCTTCTAATTTATTTTCTAATTGATCCCATTCTTTAAGTGCTTTATTTGTGTCTAATTTTTCGATTTCCACAAAATAAACATCAGAGTCATTGTGTTTGTATTTAGAAATTTTACCTACTCTAAAAATTTTTGGAAAAATTTTAGGATTAGATTGAAATATTTTTACCCATTGTTCAACAACATCTTTTTCTCCAACTTTAAGTAATCTATCAGGAAATTTTTTTGATGGAAAAATACTATGCTCCATACCCTGACCATATTTAGTTTTTTCGGTCGTTCTGATTTCTTTTAATTCTTCTTTAATAAGTTTAGAAATATCCATATTTATAATTATGGAATTATGGGAAAAATTTGCCACGGAAACAATTGAGTTTAGAAAATTGTTGGAAAAATATTTAGAAATGAGATTATATTTCCAAGAATTGGGATATAGTCAAAAACAATTGTCAAGAATTTCTGCCGCCCCTCCTAAATTGTGGAAACTAAAAAATGAATTAGATGTATTGCAAGATAGTTTACTTAAGATGATTTACTCTTATGGTTTTGATATCAAATGGAATGAATTTGTAAATTTTATCGGTCCAAGATATAAAAAAATTGATGATATAACACCTTTAAAAGATGGCGATAACGAAGGAACAGATAATTGGGACGAAGATATTGAATGAAATTAAATCTTCAAATATTAAATCCACTGAATACGATACTGAAACAAAAAAATTGATGGTGGAGTTTAATAACGGATTTAAATATGAATACGAAGATGTCCCACATCAGATATACACAAAGTTTAGAATTTCCGAATCACAAGGAAAATTTTTTACCACAGATATTGCAAAAAAATTTAAATACAAAAAACTATAGATCTTGTGGTATTTATTAAGGATGAGTAATTTTCAAAAAATTCTTGATAGTTTTAAAGTTAAAAATACACTGAATCCAAAAGTTTGGAAAAATCCAGAGGATCCTAACGATGCTGTTATGAAACCTATAATCAGAAAAGCGTTGTTACGAATTGCAGAAGAATTTATTAATTATTTAGGTGAAGATGTTTTTGTTGAGGATATTGTTTTAACGGGATCATTATCAAATTTTAATTGGTCGGAATTTTCTGATTTTGATTTACACATTATTGTTGATCTACAACAATATGAGAATCAGGCCGAATTATATAAAGAACTTTATAATCTCAAAAAACAAGTTTTTAACGATAGTCACGATATAAGAATTTATGGATATGATGTTGAATTATATGCTCAAGATGCTGAAGAAGAACATTATAGCTCAGGAGTTTTTTCAATTATGAATGATGAGTGGATCAACAAACCAAAAAAATTAAAAAACGAAGTAGATAAAAAAGTTTTGGAAACAAAAATTAAACATTGGATTGAAAAAATAGACAAAGTAACTGACACGGAATCAAGCGAGGATGATAAAAAGTTATTACAAGATGTAAAAGATAAATTAAAAAAATTTAGACAATCCGGATTAGAAAAAGATGGTGAATTGTCTTATGAAAATTTGGTCTTTAAATTCTTAAGAAGATCTGGACACATTGAAAAATTGTTTGATTCACTAAATAAAGCAACAGATAAAGAATTATCTGTAGAACGAAAACTTGAAGAATAAGTAATTTTATTAAATTATTCTTATATTTCATATATTTATAAAGAAAAAAATAAATGGCTTTAGTTACATATCTCATAGGTCCTTGTATTGGTGGTCCTGCCATATTAGTTGACTTTGATAGTTCATCATTACCTGCGGTTAATGGTAATTATTATTTAACATTTACAGGAGCAACTTTAGCAGGATGTTATGACATTATTGATAATGCAGAACCAACAACTGGTGTCGATAAAGTTTTAACCTTATCAGTGGATTATGGTGACTGTGGAGTTTGTCAAGCAGTGCCAACTCCAACACCAAGTGTTACACCAACTAAAACCCCAACACCAACTCAAACACAAACACCAACTAAAACCCCAACACCAACCAATACACCAACTAATACTATAACTCCAACTAATACTACAACTCCAACTACAACTCCAACACCAAGTGTTACAACAACTAAAACTCCAACACCAACTAAAACTCCAACCAATACACCAACTAATACTATAACTCCAACAAATACTCCAACACCAACTAATACTACAACTCCAACTAATACTACAACTCCAACTAATACTACAACTCCAACACAAACACCAACCAATACACCAACTAATACTACAACTCCAACACAAACACCAACCAATACACCAACTAATACTATAACTCCAACAAATACTCCAACACCAACTAATACTTCAACTCCAACAAATACTAAAACTCCAACAAATACTAAAACTCCAACTCCAACTAATACTACAACTCCAACTAATACTACAACTCCAACACAAACCCCAACCCATACACCAACACCAACTAATTCTGTATTTGTTACATATCTCATAAGTCCTTGTATTGGTGGTCCTGCTATACTAGTTGACTTTGATAGTTTATCATTACCTGCGGTTAATGGTAATTATTATTTAACATTTGAAGGGGCAACAACCGAAGGATGTTATGATATTATTGATAATGCAGAACCAACAACTGGTGTCGATAAAGTTTTGACCTTATCAGTGGATTATGGTAATTGTGGAGTTTGTCAGGCAGTGCCAACTCCAACACCAAGTGTTACACCAACTAAAACCCCAACCCCAACTCAAACACAAACACCAACTAATACTACAACTCCAACTAATACTACAACTCCAACTACAACTACAACACCAACACCAAGTGTTACAACAACAAATACACCAACACCAAGTGTTACAACA